TCCCTGGCATAAATTTCATCACCATGTGACGAAACTCTTCTGGGCGAAGGACGATACCAAGGGAAGCCAGATTACTCAAACAGCCAATTTGACTGCTGCTTGATTTCACGATGTCTTCGATTTTGTCAGGCGAGATGTTGTCTTCTGACTTTGACAGCGGCGTCAGCACCTCAGTGGCCATCGCCGGAATCTGCTTTATCATGTCGCTGACTTTAATCGGTTCAAGACCGCTGGCTTTCGTCAATTTACGTGATCTGCTGTCAACGCCATCGTGATACGCAGCAAGGTACGCAGAGGGCACAATGATGCGATGGCTGCGTTTCACGTCACGAAACGAAGCGCTTGATGCTTTTGTATGCCCGCTTGTCTTGCTCAAAGTTTTCAGAAACGCAATCAGTTCAGGAAATATCCATCCTAAAGGAGTCGCTTCCGGAGCAGCGTTCGTGTCCACGGCAGACAGGTCAAAAAACAACGGAAAGGGATTCATAACGCGCATCTTGCGACCGTCAGGAAAGATGGAGCCGAACCCAGGGTCGTGTACGTGGTCGCAGTAGTTTGCAGGTGTTTCTGCCTTGTTGTTGCAGATGGAGCAAACATCATAGGGCACTTTGCAGCCCATGCTGATTGGAAAGTCTTTCCCGCTTCGATAGGTGTCGATGGTGCGCTGCGCGCCAACAACTTTTGGCGCGTCGTCGTGAATCAAACGCCAAATGCCCTCGCACCTGTCCATGGCGTCGTTGAAAAACATGCAAGGGAAGTCACCGAACGAACGCATCGGGTCGGTGTTCCTGTGGTGCATGTACGCTCGCCCGTGCGTTTCAAACGTTTTGTGGCCGAACTTCGGATTGACTGTCGCTAAGTGCTTACGCTCAAAAGCGTCACCGTTGATGGTCTGCTCCCAGCTTTCGTCCGCGCCAAGCGGAGCTACAATCACGTAAGTGTACCGGTCGTGGTTGAAGCTGTGGTTTTGAATAAAGGAGACAATGCGTGGGTCAATGTTGCTTGTTGAAGACATCCAGTTGACTTGCTGCCCTCTCGTGTCGGCGTTTGGCTCCAACATCTGACTGATGGAACGACCGCCGTCTAAAGTAGCAAGGCCGCACGACATATCTCTACTGAGCTTTACCCACTTTTCCATCGTATCACTCCGGCTCAATCAAACGTCCAAGCATCGAGCCGACGTTGTCAAAAATGGTCTTGTCTTTACGACGTGACATGGCATTTTGCAGGTTGATGGCCTGCTCAGTGTGTTGCGCGTATTCGTGCGGCGTCATCGCCACGCCATACTCGTCTTTGCCTGCGACAATGGTCTGCAAGAAGTTGGCAGCAAGGTTGGGATCATCAGTCACGTCAGGCGCATACTTGTCGAGAACATTGAATGCGTTGCGAACGCTTGGCAAAGTAGATTTTCCAAGCTCGCCGTTTGGATCGATCAAGGGCAAGTAGTCCTGCTGAAAGTTAGGATCTTCACGCAACGCTGTCAGTGCATTCTCAAACCTCGCGTCAGCGCCTCGCATGCGTCGCTTGTTTACGACGTACTGAGCGCCTGCGTTAATCGCGTACAGCCCGCCGATGGCCAGGGGGATGCGAGCCAGGCGTCCTGGCATGCCAGGCAACAAGGTTCTTTTGCGTCCAATTGGCACGCCAGACGCGTTCACAATCAGCTCATCTTTTGTGATCAAATCTTTGATCTTTTCAAGATTGCGCTGCCATCGTGGCTTCCCGCCAAGCATCTCTGGCCTGTTAGCCCATGCCTTCGCCAGCGCGCTCGGCCCTGCTAACCCAGGAGTCGTGTAGGGCTGTTTTCCCAACGTCTCATTAACAACTGCCTGAAAGTTTGCGCGCTTTTCAAGAGGACTTGAAATCACGATTTTCGTGCCAGACATCTTGACGTTGTCTGATGGAATCAATTTGACAGCGCCTGCGTCAAACGCCTCACGAGTCGCAGCCGCCTCAAACAGCAGTTGAATCCCAAATGCTCTTTTGGCACTGATTTTTTCCATTGACGTCTTGGCGCGGACTTGCGCAAGCGGATGCCGAGGTGGTGCTGCCATGTGAACTCTCCTAGCGCTTTGTTTAGGTTGACGCCGAAACGAAGGCATTCCTTCTAAGAGGTCGTTTGCGCGCGCTGCGCTGAGCCAGGAGGTGTCGACCTTTGTTTGAGCCGTGTTGCCCGCAGGATTCGTCAGCCAATCAGCACCTCCAGTGATGGCCCCCATGCCGAGAAATCCTCCTATACCACCAAGCATTCTGCCTTTTGCGAGGCTGCTGATGCCTTCGTAAATGCCTGCGCCATACAACGCTGTCTTGTACGGCTGACTGGCCTGCGCCACATCTTTGACGTTCGTCGGCCGGTTGCCGCTTAATCCAAGGCGAGGATCTGAGAACTGCTGCGCTTGCTGGGGATCAAGAAACATGATGGACCATGCCCTCAGATATCAGAGACGGGTGAAAACAACACGTGGTGCGCGGACGATGACCAGTCTTCCACCATCTTCTCCAATTGCGCAGCAGTGCGCAAAGCAATCTCGTGCTCGTCTGCACACGCAGCGGCAGCGCGAGAAGCTTTAACCAGTGGGTGCCCAGGGTTGATGATGAGTTGCCCGGTCATGCCATCCGCGAGCGCATCGGTATTGACTCGCATCATGGCTCTGGACGCCTTTATTAATTCATCGTTCAGCTGACCATGTTCATCAATGCTGTGACCGAGCAGAGCATTTGGATCAACGTTCAACTCACGCATCCAATGGTCGGCGGCACGCACGACAGCGTTGTGATTGGTGCAACTTTGCTTCACGATCGTCAGGACTTCGCCAAGAGACAATGCTTCATTTTCCAGCGCGTCCAGTCCGACCGCCTGCAAATAAGCGTCTGCCCCGTCGCGCGCCATCTCCGCTTCAGACAGCTTTTGCAGCGACAGCTTATAAGCTTCGCGGGCAGAGCTCACCATGTCTTGCAGTTGCAGAACCTTGTCAATGTCCTGACCGTACTGACCGGAGTGTTCCAAGGCGACTGGAGCGCTTTGCTTGGCGCGTACATTGATGGCAGGCGACGTGCGCGTTGGAATCAAGTCATTCCATGACTGCTCATGAGCCTGCGCGGCGCTTTGCTTGCGACGCAAGGGCGTATCAGGTGCGCTCATACCAATCATCTGTGCGACCACTTCGGGTTTGGCGGTTTCCCAACGCTGTGACCACAGCCTTCCGCCGCTCTCTTTTGTATATGCTTTACTTTTGTCTTTCTCTAGTAACGCGATGTTGACTTTCGTACACACGCGAGAAATCTTTTCAAAGTTCAAGCCGTGCCCGCGCACTGCGTCTGCCACTGCGGCTGAAGGCGACTTGTCTGTCCCTACGGCGCGCTGCGCTGATTTTGCAAGAGAGTCGATATTCACAAGGAGCCTCCCATGGACCACATCAGGTTTCAACTTGCCACAGGCAGTGTATGGATCACAACCGCTCAGGCGTGTGAACACATTAACGTCTCGCGCCAGGCTCTCAAGCAGTTGATTGACAGAGGTGTCATGCGTGCTCGTCGCCAAGACGACCGTAAGAACTATATCTTCCGTGACGACGTGTTTTATGTCTACCAGCAGCGTCAGCAGGCTCACGATGATAACAACCAAAGGGCCAGTTATGAAACACTGGTAGAACGTGGGATTTTTCCTGAATCGTTAGAGACCGCAAATGGATTTGATCTGACGACGTGGGCTCAAAACAATCAATCGGAACTGCTGCGCTCCCGACTTGCGATCCCACCGACGCTGCCATCTTTAAATGAAGCTGGCGAAAAGGTAGATGAGCCCGTCACGCTGGCATTGTTGGCGCGACGCCTGCTGCGCGCCGAACAAGCCCTTAATACAGTTCTTGCGGGGCAATCGATCAACCCCATTCTATCGAAACTCTCTCCGACAGACATCGCGTCGATCATACGTCGCACTAAGGCAGCGCTTCGACTTGGGCTTCACAGCGCGCAGGACATCACAAGCCTGTGCCAGCTATATCTTCGACTAGACGCACACCACATGACGCAAATCAGTCAGTTTCCTGTGACGCACCCTGACATGGCTGCGGAAGTGTTAGAGGGCGGCGAAGTGGCGTATCAGAGTTTGTACCGCATTGGTGATTACCTTATTGCTGCGGCTAGCCAATTGCCCGGCGCGGGACTGAAGGGCTCTGTGCACAATCGCACTCTGGACATCGCCAGACAGGTAAAAAAAATCTTGTCGAAGCTGTGCTCTAATCAAGCAGGGATTGACTTCTTACTGCGTCAGGACGCCGGCCACTACTTGCCGGTCCCCTTAACTGAAATTGACCGATACATTTTGAATCAGGTCACGGGGTAAAAAAAAACCTCAACCCCCAGGACGGGGGGAGGTGCCTCCAGGACGGAGGCCTTTGATCCTACAAGAGGCTTTTAGCCTCCCTGTAGGAGTTTGACAGCGCGCCATACAGCGCGCTGTCAAACCCGGCGCGAGCCGGGCTGACGACGACGTCGTACACGTAGTTGGTGGCCATCAGCCACCAACTACCGGAAAGGAGGCCCCACTGGACCTCCTTTCCGTCGACGAGGAGGATGACTCCATCCTCCCCGTCAAGGACAAATTCGAAAACCTGGTCTCGCCAAAATTTTTTCTCAATGACCTTGCGCATATCATCTCCTCATGCGCTATGCAGTGCCTTTGTGTCAGGCGCACTGCTTGTTCCTGTGAGTTGCCAGCACAACCATTGTGCTTTCAACAACTCGGCGCCTTCTCGGCATGGAGGATCTGCTTCCTCTGGGCTCACCACTTGCGGTAGGTGACACCGGCCTAGTGAATCCATGCAGGTCTTCGCATGGAATTGGTCTGACGCATTTGTGGTCTTTGCCGCAGCATTTCCACTCTAGGCCATGCGTGGCCATCCCAGAGAGCATTGCACTCTTCTGAGTCCCCCTACATCCGGGGTCGGGTTTGTCCGTCTTCACCCTCGGACTCCCTAGGAAAGGGAGTGCTGGCGGCACTCCGAGATCAGACGAACAACAGCCAGGGCGAACCCTGGGTAGTTGCCGATTGTCTCGTAGTGCACGCCATACGAGGGTGCGCCGGTTTTGAAACCGAGCGCGACGGCTTTCGGCGTGGTGTCGTAGACGCACACGTCCCAGACCCAACCTTTTTCACGTTGGATCCGGATGACCGTGGCGCATCCGCTCTCGCCGGCCTGCCCAATGAGCCACGTGTTTTTCACGTTTCTCACTGGTTTGCACTTCCATCCACTCATGAACGGAGCGCTGGCCCGGTTGTCGAGCGTCCACCCTCCGCCCCAGAGCAAGCTGGGACAAAGTCGGTTCGACACTTTCACGCCGCGCAACATAGGCTTGAACATAGTTCACCTCCTATTGTCACACTGTGTTACCCCACCGGGGACAGTCTCGGCTGGAGACTGACTCGACAGCACACACTTTGCCGAAGTGTGTGACACGGGACCTGCACTTCTTTTGGAGAATAAAGAAGTATGAGATCATAATACTTATGTCCGTAAATAGCCGATTTTGTTAGGGTTTTTGAGGTCATAATGTATGGCCATTTGCCGTGGTTTTGAAGGGCTGACGAGGGGGTAAAAAAAACGCTCAACCCCAGGACGGGGGAGCGGCCCAGCAGGACGCAGGGGCTTTTTGACTCGATCACGTCATCGGTCCGATGTCGTGATCATAGATTTCGGCGCCGTCGAGGTGAGCGCCGTCTAGGTCGGCACCTACGAGTAGAGCGCCGGTGAGGTCTGCACGGCGGAGGATGGCGCCTCTAAGGATTGCATAGGGAAGGAAAGAGTTCGACAAGTCGGCGCCCGTGAGGTCAGCGCCGGTGAGGTCGGCGCATGTGAGGTGGGCGCCGTCGAGGTCGGCGCAGCGCAGGTCAGCCCCCGTGAGGTTTGCGTTGGAGAGGTTTGCCCCCGCCCGCTTACCTTCTAGGGCGAGATCAGCGCCGCACAGGTCGGCGCAGCGCAGGTCGGCGCAGCGCAGGTCGGCGCCGGTGAGCTTTGCCTCGCGCAGGTCGGCGCAGCGCAGGTCGGCGCCGGTGAGGTCGGCGCCAGTGAGATTGGCGCCGTCGAGGATGGCGCTAGTGAGGTTGGCGCCGGTGAGGTTGGCGTCGGTGAAGTCGGCTTTGTCGAACACTTCGACCTCCGTGAGGATGGCGCCGGTGAGGTTGGCGCCCCTGAGGTCGACCTCTGTGAAGATGGCGCCGGTGAGGTTGGCGCCGGTGAGGTTGGCGCACCGGAGATAAGAGCCGATGAGAACGGCGTTTGTAAGGTTGGCGCCGGTGAGGTTGGCGAGAGCGAGGTTGACGCCGGTGAGGATAGCGCTGGTGAGGTTGGCGCCCGTGAGGTCGGCGCCCGTGAGGTCGGCGCCGGTGAAGTCGGCGCCGGTAAAGTCGATGCCGGCCAGGTGCTGGCCGGCGCGGTCGACACCTTGAAAATTTGTGCGCATATCATCTCCTTATGCGCTATGCAACACCTTTGTGGCAGGCGTGTCGCTTACTCCCATGGGTTGCCAGCACAGCTATTGTGCGGGCAACGGCAAAAAAATATACGCAGCCGGCGTATGCGGGTCACTCTCTTCCGGAGAATGACAACGGGCGTATGTTTAACGACCTCGCCAGGTCGGGGCCGCGGCTCAATCCGTATGGATCACAACCGTGACCCGGTCGAGCCCGTGGACGCTCGACCGGGTCGCGACAAGTTTCCCGTCGTGCAGCAGGCGCTGCACGCGGGAATCCCCGTCCACGCGGAAGGTTCCCCAGGCCCCGAGGCCCCAAACCTCAAGGGCCTCGAGGGTGTGTAGGGGGCTCCGGCGCATGATGCGCCAGAGGAGCGACGGAGTTGGAGAGGAGGCGAAATCCTCCATCTCCATCTCCGTCATCGGAGCGTCTTCTGGGAAATAGTAAGAGGGAGGGTTTTTTGCCCCCCATCCCCTCACGAGTTCCACTAACCGACGTTTTCTGTCGGCTCCGATCTCCTGCCCCTCTGCCCCCGCTAGGAGGAACGGCAGACGCTCACAGACTGCCTGCCGTTCGAGGCCCAAAGCGCGGGCCTCCTTTTCGGCAGAGAGCCGCTTTGTTTCCAAAGCGGCTCTCTGCCGAGCCTCCCTCTCGCGGCGCCTTAGACGAGGCCACACCTCGCCTAAGGAGAATTGAGCGCTGAAGACTCTCCCTTGGCGCTCTCGAAACGCCCGCCACCACTCATGGTGGTATGGGTCACGCCGGAACGAGTCATCGTCATCGACCCATTCCCCGTAACTGCATGAGAGGTCGTCGGCCGCCTCCACTGCCTCAAAGAGGCAGTGGTACTCTTGCTCCAGCGTCTGCTGAAGCAAGAGTACGTAGGCGCTCCGCATGGAGCGCCAAGGGAAACCTGTCGGGCGGGCGGCGAGGTCTCCGTCCGCCCACTCGGCCAGGGCGCGATGCGCCTCGCACGTCTGCCGGCCCCACCCTGTGAGGCCGGAGATGTACGCGAGGGTGACCTCGCCAGCGCCGCCCGCTACGGCGCTGTTGTAGAGAGACTGCAACGCCTTGTCGCGCTCCAGCCCCTCCTCCCGACCCCCCGCGATGAAGCGGGCCTTTTCGATGAAGAGGTTGGTGTTGTTGGCGGCGTTGTTGGTGGGGTCCATCTTGCTCATGTCATCTCCATATGAGCAATGCAACACCTTTGTATCAGGCGTGTCGCTTGTACCTGTGAGTTGCCAGCACAACCATTGTGCTTCCAACAACTCGGTGCCTTCTCGGCATGGAGGATCTGCTCCCTCTAGGCTCACCACTTGAAGCAGGTGACGCTTGCCCAGTGAATCCATGCAGGTCTTTGCGTGGAATTTGACCGTCACAATGGAGGTATGGCGGTCAACAGTCTTATGTCCGTATATAGCTAATTTTACACGGTTTTTTTCCTGTCTTTATAAGGCTTAAAAACGCTCTTTTGGACATAAGACCATTGACCGCACATGTCGTGCTGTCCTACCAAAAACCAAGGAGAAGATATGAACAACGTGGAAGGTGTGACCGTGAGCGATGAGGTAGCCAGCGCAATCATGGGCGCTCAGCCAAGCCAGTCGATGGCGTTTCATGCCAGTCAGGTCTACCAGCTGATAACAGACCCTGTGAAAATCACAGTCAACAACGGTCCAGACCAGCCGGGCCATATAGAGACGGTGCCACAAATCTCCCTGCTCCAGGAGATTTACAAAAACAGCGATGAGGTCCTTGCCAGAGTGCGCGAAGGTGTGGGGATTGTCTGCGAGCGACAAGACAAAAACAGCGAGGCAATCTGCAAGGAAGTGAAGAAGTACTGTGACACTGTGACGCAGACGCTGGCGGCGAACCAAGAGAAGCTGCAGGAAAATCAGACGGCAGGACACAACATCGTCTGCGGGAAGATCCACGCCGCAGAAGAGCGCGTGTCGCACTATGCTCGCATGGGCATGGTGGCAAGCTGCGCAGCGGCAGTGGCAGCGCTTGCGGGCATGTTCTTCAGTCAGCGGTCTCCGTCTGCTCACGCCCCGCATTTCGCGCCACAGATGCACGATCAGCAGATGCACGCACAGCGAGCAAGGGAGCGGGCGCTGGCAGACAAGGTGGACAAGCTCACTGAGACGGTCAACCAACTGTCACAGTACGCGCAGGCGCAGCAGCCTGTCTTTGCTGCGCTTCAGCATCAGATGATTCGCCCAACCACTGTGTCGGCGGTCAACATCCCAACGCCTGCCGCAGCACAGACGGGCGACGCACCTTTGTTTGGCTAACTGTTGGCAAACTCTGCCAGCTCCATGTTTCGCCACATCTTGGCTGACATGAGGTAGAGCAGGCTGTGAAAGGCGTCGTCTGGGTCTGTGTGGTTGTACTGCATCTGACGCAGCTTTGGTGAGCGATCGGCGTAGATGGTGAGGATATCCTGGGCGAAGCCTCCATCTAAGCGTGGAGGCCCGTCCATGATTTCCCATGAGGGCAACACCACGCGTCGATTTTTTAGCTGATTAAAGATCTTGGCCATCCACCGAGTCTTGTTGCATTGAAACTGGTTGCTTGTTGGATCCCAACTCATGATGGCTGATTGATTGGTGTATCGCATAGGAATGAAGCGACGCATGCCGTCTCGAATTCTTTCGCGCACGCCATCGATCATGCCCCAGCCAAAACCTGCATCGCAAAAGCAGATGTCAACGTGATTGGCTTCCATGAGGTACGAAATCTCATCCCACAGGAACCGGGGGTCCGCTTCAACGCCCATGTACCTGCGCATAAAGAACACTTGGAGGACACTGCCCACCTCGGGGACGTGGTTGACGTACCCCATGCTCACGACAGTAAACGCGCCGTCGCCTGTACCCTCACCCCAGTCAATCCCCATGAAGACATCCCACGCAGGGTCAGCAAGCACCTCTTTTGGCGCAAGGCGCTCTAGGGACGTGATGCCTGGGTGGCACAGCCTGATCAGCTCCTCTCGGCTTAGCGGCTTCTTTCCGCTGTCCCACGACACGCCAAAGATCTCATTCATCTTTGACGCTTCAGACGCTGTGGGGTCATTGACATCTTGGTAGAAAGCCAGCCAACGCTCAGCGAAGCGGTCCCTGTCATAAATTGATGTGTATGGCATCAAGCAGCGGCTGAGATGAAATCCTTCAAAGTCGCTGTCTAAGGCTCCCGTCCGTACCCAGTTGCAATGCTTGGACAAGGGATTGATGGCGCGTCCGCATTTGATGCACAGCAGCCCCTTACGGCCAATCATGCGATCTACTTCATTGGGATTTTGGGGCGGAAAGTTAGGGTGGTTGCATCGGTCGCAAGGAATCAGCCACAGGTTCTTAGTTGAGCGCTTAGACCAGATTTGCTCAATGGGATTGTCAAAGGTCAGTGGCGTGCCACTGAATAGCGTGATGGCACCAAAGGGCAACTCACTGTTGTTGAGCGTGGCGGTGATGACGGGAATGTTGGCCATGACGAAATCCTGAATCTCATCAATGGCGAGCACGTCGGCCGCGATGCCGCGAACACGGTTGGCGTTTAGGTGCGCCGAGCGCATGACGATGCGGCTGTTGTTGCGTTTGAGTCGTTTGAAGAAGCGGTTGTAGTTGACGAACCCACCGACAAACTGCTTGAGCCTCGGTGAGATGCGCAGCGTGTTGTCGACGCGCTCATCAGCAAACTCCTGCATGTTAAGTCCTGCGCTTGTCACGTACAGCGCGCAGATGTTTGAGAGCATGCTGATGAACGTCCACAGCTTATTGCCAAGGCCAGTGGATTTTTCGGTCTGACGTGCGGCCTTGACCAGCGTCTTCCTTGCCAGCCGCGTAGACGCCTCGTCACCTCCTAAAGCGACAATACGCTTCTTTGTGTATTCGCTGTCGTAGATGGCCTTTTGCCACGGTCGCAGGTGCAGGCTGATGCTCTTTCCCATCGGGTTGCTGCGATCTGGCGCGTCAAAGTTAATCCGGTACTGCACAAACTCGCTTGGCAGCTCCGGCTGCGTAAACGCTCCGGGTCTCAGGCGTTTGGATGCGCGCTCCTGTGCCCACTGTACAGCACGGACATAAGCCTCTTGCTCGTCCCGCACATCGCTGCCCCGATCAAAGGGTACGCCTGTGCGCGGATCTATCACTTTTGTCTCTACGCCTACGGGTATAGAGCTCTGTACATTAACCAATGGAGAAGTCATGACTCTGCTCGAAAAAGTCTTGCGTCGCTATGGACGCATCGGCGGAAAGCTGCCGCCAAACTGCGAACAAGGTGCCTTGCTTAATATACAATGCGACGCTGAGAGCGAACAAATCGTAGACGACAATAACCTCTATCTGATCTGCGACAACCTGTCTGGTCAGTGGCAGTGTTTACGGCGTGCGACGTGCTGGACGTGCTCAAAGGGCCGTGAAATGGCGCGAGACGAGCTAGACGAGGAGTACGACTACTTTGTCGCTGACGCCGTACTGTCGTTACTTGCGCCCTGGCTAGATCAAGCTCCTCAAGGACATACCAGAGCCTTTTGCATTCACTGCGATGAAGGCGTCACCTTGGCCCATACCCCTGCTGACCTAATCACAGCAGGACTCATCGACAGTCCGTGCCTGCAATACCAGTCCTGCGCTCAATGTCCTGAAAGCGCAGAATGGGTGCAAACAGCAGTCTTTGCATTGATTGAAGAGGGATGGGAGGGCTCAGTCGGGCAGTGGGTACGCAATAGCCTGGGAATGCTTTAGAACTTGTACTCAAATGCGACGCCTGCCGCTCGCCCTTTAAACGGACCGCCTTTTTCTGGCGCAGGCAGGTTCTTTAGATTCACTGTGTCTGAAAGCGGCACGGCCTTGTTGTCGATGATCTTTTTCAAAAAAGGCTGCTTGTCAGCCTTTTTTTTTACGTCCTTTCCGGATGACTCTTTGTGATTGCGCGCAAACAGCGACGACGCCAATTTCTGTGACCTTATTGCGTCCAGTCCTTCAACCATTCGCGTCTCGTAATCGTCAAGACGCACTGATGCGCTCTTCATCAGGCCTAAAGCTTTGAAGCCAGAGAAGGGATCCGCATACATTTGCGCTGCTTTTCTAGGCACAAACCACGGGTCTAAGTACCAGGGCACTATAGGTCCTAGCTTACCTTGCGGTGTCCCGTCAGCAATACGTTTGTTGAAGAAGTACGCGTTTGGGTCTTTAAAGGAAGTGCCTTCGGGCAATGATGAAGCATCAAACTTACTGCGCGGCCGGAATGTGTCGTACAGGGCGAATCCGCCTGCTCCAACGCCGAGCGCTTTTGCGCCCCGCACAAGGCGTGACTGACGGCGTGCTTGCTCAGCAAACATATGAGGAATGACACCGCGGTAACTCATGATTCAGTTCCTCAAACTTTCGGAGATGAAACACGCCTGCTTACACTGCGCGACTTTCAGCCACTCGTCTCATTTCCTTCTGACATTCCTTTAGAACGTCTACCATAAAGGTGTGCCACCCAAGATTCTTGTACAACTCAGCAAGGCGCAACTCCAGCAAGTCCATGCCTCTGCGCCTGCTGTCGTGTTTTAGGGTAACACGGTGAGGACGCTCCATGCCATAAGCGTAGTACTCTGCCTTCACGTTGCAGACCGCGTCGAAGACGCGAGCAAAAGGCTTCTCTATGGCCTCCAGAAACACATCAAGGCTTGGAAACTGAGCGCGTCCTCGAGGAGGATACAGCTGCATCATGATGTCTCGGTCATCTTCCATCCAGATGTCCGCATCAAAGCCTTCAAATTCTGTAAAGACGCCAATCTTTTTGTCCTTGAGTTGAACGACAAGACCTTTGCGGCGATCCAACGTAGAAGGATCGCGCAGTTCCTCATCGGTCATTCCAAAGACATCTTTGTTGACTGAAGAGATCAGTTTGTCGGCAAACTTTTGCTGCTCGACGCTTTGACCCCATGCATCTAAAAGACCGTAGCCCATTGTGTGCCTGGTTAGTAAAGATGTGCGAATGACGCTTGTGCCATCCGGCTTTTACCTAGTCAACATTTCATAAGTTGACGTTAAAAAGTCGGGATATCCTCGGGTCAAGACATCTTGTGCTTCGTCCTGAAAGTAACCTTCTGGCAGGTTCATATATCTACCGAGAAGCGTGGGCTCAGGTGGCTTACGAGCATCGAAATAGCGTTGGCGATCATTACCTTTTAATGACCTGACAGAGTCTCGCTTGATCGTTGACGGGCGCGAATATCCGCCAGTCATGGGATCTGACACGTCAGGCGCTGGCGTTGACTCCGCCGGCATTTCACTTTCCGTCCTGGCGTCGAATGCCTCACGACCCTTCACGTCTGCATACTCGCTTCGGTATCGAGGAGTAGCCAGTCCAGGCTTTAACCCCAGTGCATTGCTCAGGCCGCCGGCCGCAGTATCAAACATGCGGCCGGTCGCTTCCGAAATGTCTTCGTCGCTCAAGCCGGCAGCGCGAGCACCGCCGTAAGCGGCAACTGGCGCGGCAAGTCCACCGTACAGAAGACCTCTCGCGACGCCTCTGCCTACGTTTGTGGTTGGAGGTGGGGCTTGCAACCCTAAGCGCTGCAATACGGAGCTAATGGCACCCGTCGGACGACGAGACACCTTTTCGCGGACTTGCAAGATATTGGCACCCCGCGCCACCAAAGACGGCATGGAGTGTTTTATAAAGTTGTATTGGCCCACGTTTGTCCTCCTCCAAATTTTGCTCAAGCCACAAAGTCACTTTCACTTAAACAACTTTTCGTTTGGGTAAAGGTTGGGGTCAATAGGCACGCCAGGCTGCATTGGGCCCTGCACACCACCGAACATCGTCGGATTGTTTTGGACACCGGGGTAGATATCGGTGGCACCTAACGCGTCGCGTCCGCCCCCAAAGTAAGCAGCGTCTTCACGTAACGCTTGAGCTGCACTGCCAACAGGCGCTTCCGCAGGACCCTGCACAGAAAGGGCACTGCCGGGCGTCCCGGTCTGACCAAAGTACGCTTCATCGCGGCCAAGTTTTGCACTAAGGCTCATGGATGGGTCGTCGGCTACACCAACGCCGCCCATCAGACCAAGCGCTGTGTCGCCAATGGCCGACCCGATCTGCTCGTCTGAAAGCCCATAAGCACGGGCCCCGCCATATGCAGCCAGTGGAGCAGCTAAGGCGCCGTAGCCGAGGCCGCGCGCAACTGAAGCACCAATGTTTGGCCCGGCAGGAGCCGGAGTGCGCAGCCCGGCACGCACAAGCAGGTCGTTCAGGAGGCCAGCGCGGCGCGCACGCATCCCGCGGCTAATCTTGATCATGTTTTTTACAGACGGAGTACGCATTGTGATGTCCTCAAGTATGTGCCTGCTAACTTAGCATGGCTGTCAAAGAGAGAGAATGAGCCACGTCCAGGTCTTCGTCAACCTCAGCGTCAACTTCTTCTACGTCAGATTCGTATTCTACCGCGACAGTCTCTGCCTGTGTACTGCCAAGCTCCGCACCAAAAAGCTCATCGTCTTTCTCTGGCGCAAGCCGGTCATCCAGCCAGTCTGACAGCTCCATCCTAATTCCGTAGTCAAGCAGACGTCCACTGCTGACTTGGTTAAGGAGCTCTTGATACCTAGTGCTGTCAATGCCGCCGTACTTATTGACTTGTTCCAACAATTCGTGGTCGGAGCTGTAGTCAATTTCGCGCAGTATGTCGCCCAAGTTTTGGAAGTCTTCTGCTTCCCTCAACTTCATCTTGTCCAGTTCGTCTTCAGCCCCAGCAGACAATTCAGCTTGAATCTCTTGCACTTTAAGCACTGCGGCGTCCATCACCCCATACGCGCTAGTAAATTCGCGATGATCAAACTTTTCAGGGCGAGCGCGCATCATGCGTATCTGCGTGTGGGCGACGTCACGTGCATCTTCGTAGCGTTGAAGGTCGGTGTATTTCAACGAGCCTCGACCAAGGCGCCACAGAAACTCTTCGGAGCCACCCGTGACTGCAGCGGCCTCTTGCATGTTTAAGCCCATGCCGCCGACGTACATCAGGCGATCCGCGACTCCCATGCCTGACAAATCCCAGAACAACAGGCGCACTGCCTCGACATCGACAGGCCGAGGAGCCCTCTTGTTGCACAGGCGCAGCTTAGGGACTTGATCTTTTATGGTGTCTGCAATGGAGGTATCAGAGCAATCTGCGCTTATAAGGCCGCGCAACAGAGTGCGTACGAGGTCGTGCTGCCAAAGCATAATCGCATTTCGAAACTTTGCCGTACGCGCTGACGATCCGATAAATCCATCTAGACCGAAGTATTTGAGATATTCGGACTCACTGAGTTTTGTGACGTCCTGGACGTCTAACCAAGTCTGAGGCGCTTTGCTTGATGCTTTTTTTGACTTGCTAGACACCAACTTTACAGGTCGGTCTACCCTGCTCGTGTCTACGATGGCGCTGACCGCAGGCGTAAATTCGCCACGTTTAGAGCCTGCAACGCCTGGCAGACGCAGGTGAATGGACGCTTCTTCGTGCAACGCGACGTGATCAACGCCTTGCCAGATGCGCAACCGAATGTATCTTTCTGCGGGGTGACGCACGATCACATGTCCTGCAAGCTGGTCTCTAAAAGTCGCAGACCCTGCAACGTCGGCTCCAATCCATGAATGCACATTGTCAGTGCACTTTCAGGTACTTCAGTCATACCGAGCCGAGACGCCATTAGCAACGCGCAAAGCTTAGACAAAGACTCTTCTAAGTCGGGCCGCATGTCGGCAAACTTAATCAATGTCTCAGGATTAAGGAAATTTAAGCTTAGAGCTGCATCGACCGACATGCCAAGAATTAAGCTGCTGACCTTCTCTCGTTCGATGTGTGGTCGCAAGTGACTGTAAGCCACCTCAATGACCGATGGCATCTCATTGACGGGAATGGCGCTTGACACCTTGTTGAGCAGCTGCTTGACCCTGTTGGCTTTCTCCCTTGCTGACGACGCGATGTCACTGCCCATGCTGTGTGCAGGGGTGTCCACTGTAAAGGAGACGCTGTGACTAATCTTGACCTGCTCTAAGACTTCATTTGCCTGCATGTCTGACAAGCCGCAGAAACGCAGACAGGCACTGGCTTGCTTTGTAAGCATCTTTTCTTGACTGCCAGGGATGCCAGACAGAAGTGGGTGACTGATGGCGTAACCATCTCCCATGCTCTGTACCGTCAAAGTCGCAGGATTTTTGATTTCGCCAGCCCAGCGATTTGAATACAGTGCTGCACTTTCTTTCGCGAGGGGCGCTGATTCTTCAATTGGCTCAAGCGCCGTCTCTTGGAACAGTTTGTCTTCATCCTGCTGCTTATCACCAAACACAGACGTTCGGCTCGCTTGAGAAGGCACATGCAAGATGACTCGGTCTTTACGCGGCTCGGTCACCATACGAGCGAAATCTTGACTGAAGTGCGCATAGATTGACCTGTCATTGTCCATCATGCGCGCACAGCCAGTCTCTGGATCAATGGTCTTGTAGAATAGCTCTCCGTCAATAGAGGTCGTGTTCGAAGACACAAGCAGGCCCAGCAGGGCACCGTCTTGCTTCCACATTGCAAACTCTGATGGCTGGAAGTCCATACTGGATGCCATGCGGGCACTGACGTATTTGCGTACTTTCTTGATCGCCGGGATGTTGTCAGTAGAGCTGTCCCCTAACCACAGAACTTTGATGTCTTCGAGGTCGCTCCACTGATCGGACGGAATACACAAACACCCGTCCATGCTTAGAATGGCTTGCCTGCCAGACGCAAAGCCAGCTTCCCCGTGCGCCGAGTTGACGATGTATCCATCAAACAACTCAGGCATGCCCAGCTTCTTTTTTGGATTGAGGAACCGCAGCTTGTAGGCAGGGACCGGGCCTGTCTTCAGTGAACTGTGCTTCGCCTTCCATGGGTAGAAATATCCAGGCTCATGCATCTCTTCAAGCTGCTCAAACGCTTCGCTTTGAGCAAGCTGCTGGGCTACTGCAGGAAAACTTCCTGTGACGCCGTGCGACTCTTTGGTATGCAACGCGACGTATCCGTCACTAAGCAGCTGTTGAGTCATGTCCTGGCCTAACGCCTGACTGACTTTGTGGTAGGGCACTGACGACCACTTGCTTCGAGACACTTTGCCGCTGGTAGGATCGCTAAGCCACCAATCACGCGCCTGAATGTCTGCGCTCGTCTTTTTAAACTCAATCAGACTGAGGCTCGCTTCATTTTCAAGCATAGATGAGATGACGGCGTCCAAGTCGTCTTCCGAGCTACTACTTGAACTCGCCTTAACAACAGTGCCACCCTTTGTCACGTGGCTTAAAGCTGCTTGCAGCGCCAGACGGCCTTCAGATTGTTTTTGCAGATGAGCGACGTTGTCTGACGTCAAAAACTCTTCTGCATGACGACGCATGCGAGCGGTGACGGAGGGCAACGCGGCGACCAAAGCATCGGCAGTCAAGTTGCGCAGCTGATCCAAGTCCGACACTGCGCTGGAAAACTTGACACCAGGGAGGCTGTTGCTCGCTGTTGTCCAATCAAAGTCCTGAAGCCCTTTCGGGTGCATCCCTTCACGCACATTCTGCTCAAGAGAGTGCGGTGACCGATCAGTCTCAATATACAGATCAGGCAAGCGCATCAAACGCATGATGCGTTCTTCATTCAACGGGTAGAATTGATCTTTGTGAAGAAAGATGTCGAAGGGGTAGAGCTTGAAGTCTGAGATGATGATCGGGATCGACACTACGTTAATGCGGTCAGGCCCTGTGGCGCTTGCGGGTATATTCTGTGGCGTGACATGGAAAAACCCGACAGCATAACCGTCTTCGCTTTTTGCAGTGATGTGCGTGTTGATCGTTGTACGCGCAAGCCAAGGATGCGTGCCGATCAAAGCGTCATAGGATTGCTGATCCCACGCATCGCAGTTTTCGCCCACGTCAATACGCGGAGCAGAACTTTTTAAAACAGAGCGTCGTCCGACATGAATGTGTTCTTTTAAATCTTGATGTCGGTAAAATGCTGCGGTCATGTTCTACCTCGCTTCGCGTACAGCAGAGCTATCGATACAAATCCAAAAGTTGATCAGGCTCGTCTACTGACAGAGCTTTATAGATCAAACCAATGTACCCACATGCAGGTACGCTTGCCAACTGCCCATCTGCGCCGTCCCACGGCAACCGGACGTCTTGCGTTAACACACTATCACGCCAACTTGGTTTTCCGATACGCCAAGCGCCTCCCGCCTCCTTTAAGCCCTCGAGGGTGCGGACCGTGGGATTGGCGTCACCGCTATCTATTGTGACAGTAGAGAGAGCTTGCTGTGACCAGACGTCTGCTTGTTTTGTACTAAGCATCAACGACAAACGATTTTGCGCGGGTACGACATCTACGACAATGCCGACATGAACTCCGGACTCGCTATGGTTTGCGCTGATGGTTGTGCGCTCGTACCAAGTGCCCGTCAATATATCCTTTTCCTCTAACGCAAACTGCTGTTGAGTACTCGTCAATGTGAGCACTACCCTGTGGCTGCCGCCCAAAAGCATCACATAGGTGCCGTGCTTAAACTCGTATGTCGGGCGCGCTGTGATGTATTCTAAGGCCACCCCGCCGCCCCTCAAGTCCGCACTTGGGCGCAGTGATATGCGGCTTGTCTTAGGCAATGTTTCATACCAAATAGAGCCTGAGTCAACAGGGTCACAACCACCAAAGACAGACATGCCTGCACTGCCTATGCCTGCCCTAGCCCACGGCCTCCCGCTCAGAATAAGATGATCGCCGTCTTCCCAGATATCTTCGTCACCCAAACTTGTACGGATGAAAGGATTGAACTGCGCATAGGGGCGGTGCCTGTCGTAGCTGACTTCGTCTGAGACGTAGGACGAAAATTGACTGTTGATGACAAGGTACGCGTCTAGTCCGCCGTAAGAAGAATCTGTGGCACTGTCCACGACGACTTGCCAGGACTTGTTGGGCAAAAGCCCTGTCTCTCCTAACACATCGTCTGGCAATCCACCGTCCAGCACGCTCAAGTCAAGCTGTGTCATCGAGCCGTCAGCATTACGAACTAACAAGTGGCGCCAGCTTGAAGGCCGTGCATAGACTGTGACAGGCGATGTACTGACGGATCCAATACCGATACGGACAAGAGAGGGAGCAACGCACGACAACACACGCCACAAGTTGTTGATTGGCGTAGGCTCCGTTGGGGGCGTGTAAACTGCGCCATCTCTCTCCATACTGTAAAGCGTCGCTGAGCCATTCGCATTGATGGTCTGACCCAACTCCGTCAAAGACTGGACATCTTTTGCAAGTGCCGTATTTCCGCTGCTTAAAACGCCCTCTATCCTTAAATCCAGATTAGGAAACTCCTGCATCTGACTAACATCCCGAACCTGACTGTCTCCGCTGATGGAACCACTTGTGATGTCAAGCTCGCGGGCGTTTGTCCCTGTCACCACGTCAATGCTCTGGTACGAGCCCCATTCGTCGTTGTTGACGTCAATGACATGCCCTGCGGAGATGGCTTGCAAGCCACAGGGCATGGCGGCATCTATGGTAGACACACGGGGCGTGGCGTTTTTCTTCCACGATGCGGCCAAGTCAAACGACACGCCGGGACACGATTGCGCAATGACACTGGTCTCTGGCGCAGGGCTGCTCGGTTGAATCGTCAGACATGGCTCTTCGTCCACAAACACTGCGCCAGTCACAATTCCGCCAAGTGTGACGAGTGGAGCTGAGGGCAATGCAGGATAGACGTACACCGTGGAGCCCGGACTTGGATCAATCATGGTTGGCGACGTCCTGATGTACCGTAAACTGCCGTCGAACCACGGAACCCCGACGTCGATGTAATATTTCTCATTCAGGAGCACAGCGGGGAAGCCAAGGCCATCAAGAATTGTCCACAGTGACAAGCTGTCGATGGCGCAGCCCCCCGGAAGAATCGTACCTCCCACAAAAGTGTCTGTCGGCTGAGACGGAGATCCAGACGCCTCGATTTTGTAGTTTTCCGTAGGCAGTTCGGAGTATAGCGCTGTCTGCCTTGAAATCTGGACGTCACTGTGGGGGATATTGGAACGCACGCCTGACGCAACCATTCGCGTCGTTGTCCATGTGCTGGCATCGTCTCCAAGAGGTAAGGTAGCACCACCAAGGAGTGGATACTTTTCAGTGATCCACGCATTGCGTGCCTGCGCGGGAGGCACTGAGACAATGGCCCTGTAATCAGGTTCAATAGAACGACTGCTACCATATCGGTCTAAACGACGCAGCAATCTTTCAGGGGGGGCAATGGCATCGATGATGACATTTGCGTCCGCTGGAGTGCCAAGATCCAGGCCTGCGTTAACGGAGGTATCACTGTCAACGTTATCAACGGGCGTATCGACGCCAGTCTCTCCAACTGTGCCGTCTCTATCGATTGCGTTATCGGGCGGTAACGACGCAAAGTCAGAGACTCCTTCAGTGACAGCGTCAATCGGGACTTTTGCCTCCGGACCGTCACACAGGTACTCCTGCCAATCCTCCTCCGTAGGTGCAAAGAGGTTGGCAAACAGCCGAGACAGCGCGCCTTCGACAAAGAAGATGCCTACGCCGTAAATCAGCAGGTTTCCGGGAGGGCCAAAGCTAAGGGACGGAAACACTGCTTGAATTCCTTCGGCGTAGCTTTTCCGTATGGTCTCGCCTGCTCGGTATACTCTTGGATCTGAGTAGTTGAACCCGTCTCTGCCAGCGGCAGTAAATTCATCATCCAACTGCAAAAGCTCGCTGCGCTTCATCCAGTCGTTAACTTGCTGACCTGAATATGACGGTATCCCTGTAGTGTCCGTCGGCAGCGCGGTAATCCTTCCATACCTGTACTCTGTCAACGATGGCGACCCGTCGTCGTTGACGCCTGCGTGAATGGTCCCCCAGGTGATTCGTACAGTGTCATCCCGCTTCGCGGTCTCAATGCGGTTTACGAGATGATCGAGACCTCCAGCCTCAGGCTCAATATGTAACCGCCACACCTGCGCCAGATCCATGATGTCTGCCACACGGGTCAGAAAATCGACGGTACGGTCAAACATCTCCAGATATTTTCGGATCTTCTCAGCTAAGCGCTCGGCGATGGTCAACAGAGAGAAGTTTTCTGGATACGGCAACCCTGCAAACTCAACGAGGTTCTTCATGTCCAGCAGAAAATTGCCCAGGAAAGGTAAAACTTCTGCTGATGACAACCGCTCAAAGTCCGGACTTGATGAATAGCGCGGCATGATAAAGGGCCGCAGCGGAGAATTGACACCATTCCACTGTAAGCTGTCTTGAAGGTTCCAGTGCTCAATGGTGTCGAGGCCGAGATTCTTGTCCAAGTCTTCTACAATGTCTGAGAAGTCCAAATGCTCAGTGGTCACCTCTTCAAAGACTGTCTTAAGACGCAGGAACGAATCGTACACTTCTAGAGGATCTTCACCTTGGATGGCGAAGAGAAAACCTCCGATTTTGTCCTGGTCAAAGACGACAGGCTTATTTGGATCACCTGGATCGTAGAATGCTGCCAGTATTGGCGCGAGCCAATCGTTGAATGCGTTGAACTCTGTATCTTGAAATGCGTCTAGTGCGCTGCGCACAGCTTCTCTTCGCCGCGCATCCAGTTGACCTTGGATGATTTCAGGATAGCGGCGATACGACTGAAAAGCACCCTGCTGCGGGTCTGCTTCAGGTCCAAACTGCACAAAGCTCGAGAGCTCCCCTTCGCGAGCGGCCAAGCCTTGCAGGTCGGCTTCTCGGATGTAGTTCTCCATCCCTTCTATAAACTGAGCCGTCCCGGTCCTCTCAAACAACTCTCGCGTATTGCCATGCTGAATGAAGTAGACGCCATCAGTAAGGTACTGCTTCAGAAACTCCATTAGGAGTTCAGACAACACGAGGCCCAAAGCTCGCGGCGTACTCAAGATCTGGAAGATTTCAGTCAGGCGTATCTCGATCTCAGCGACCGTTGACAATCCCTGGGCGATGGGATCGAGCACCTGTAAGAAATCTCTCGCCTGCCGTAAGATGTCTAACAGGTCTCGCAAAGATTCCGGACTGCCTATCCGGGCAGACCGTATCCAAGTCAATTCGTCTGGCGCGCAGCTATGCTCAGTCATGTAAATACCAATGGTAAGCCAGGATAAGGCACGCCTGGCACAGCCGGCGTCGTTGCGGGCGGTGATGGATTTACGATTCCGCAGCCCAGCTGTATTGAATTTACCGCATCCACTACGGCACCAACCATAGCATTTGCCATCAAAAACCTGTCAGTGCTCACGCCAAGGTCTGGGTCTGCGTTCCATGCAGCGAGGACTTGCGGGACAAACTGCTGGGCAGTCAACGGCGCTCTTTGTAACTCTACAAATCCGGAGATGAGGTTAAGAAAGACGGGATCGGCAGGCGTCGCTGCGATTGAAAACGGACTGCTGTTTAAGGCCATCAGCACTCCCATGGCGACCCCTGTCGGCAACGCAGCGGCAAAAGGCCCTGACCATGTGTTTTGAGCGGCAATGGACTGAGCATTGACCGGAACAATTGGAAGCCGTATTGCGATGTCTGCCTGCATCTGAGTAAGGCTGACAAAAGGCATTGGAGCTGGCGGTGACACGACCGCACTGGGCCCGCCTACGCTGCCAACAAAGATCCCAGCCTGGAAACCCGCGAGCACCTGCGGCCACATCACGTCCAGCATAATGTCTGCCATGCGATGTAAAGGGTTGAAGGGCACCTGCGTTGCACCGACAGCAATAGCGCCAGGGGCGCCAGCAGCGGTCAACTGCGCTTTCATCAAAGTGCCGACATATGGTGCTTGCGGTAAAGGCATCAGGTTGCAGCAATGGCTTCGGGCAATGAAGGCGTCGGTAATGGCGCGACAGCGGGAACGGCAACACCTGCGGTACCAATTGTCGGAGGACCTAACGACGATACAGTCAATGCCGCCGTTCCTAGAGGAGGCAAGCCAGTCACGTAGCATTTGTGACTTAAAGTCGTCACGGCATAACCAGCAGGGGTGGCAGGATTGGCAGAGCCGATGTGAATTTTACCAGTCACGTCACTGTGGACAGAGCCTCTAGAGCCGCCCAGTCCTGCCAACTGCCACGCGCCGTCCTGTTGCAAGACCAAGCGGCCGCCTACCTTCGTTCCCAACTCGACACGCCCAACAAATGCAGCCAAGCGTACCGGGTCGTTTATCATGCGCATATACCCCAGCGCTTGCCCCGCAGGTCCAATGTTTAACTCTAAGCTACCAGTCTCTACTTGCAGCAGACTCTTACCCCTCTTAACGATCGTCCTGTGACTGACAATGTCACGACCTGCGTTTTCCAGGGCATCGCCGCCCATGACCCTCAGCGAGTATCGACCGCCGACTGCCGTCGACAAGGACTCACCGATTGAGCGCGTCATTGCACCGTCGGTGGCCGTAAGCGCGTGACCTCCAATGATCGTGTTAAAATTCCCTTGAGTCTTCCAATCGCAACCCCCGTCAAAACTAAACGTGCCGTTGCTTGCGCGGTGAAAGTAATCTTTGGACTGGACGCGCATTTTTCCTGAAGCCAGGAACGACATTGCTCGCTTTGACTTCAATGACAGCTGTCCGGCGCTGGTGACCTCATACGCGCCTGCCGTCGTTTCATGCTTGATCGAGTTTGCATTGACCACTTCACGGCCGTACACAGCGCTGGTCCTGTCTCTCGCCTCCATAAAGACGTGGCCCTTAGACCGTATCTGAATGTCGCCGCTCGCATACATGCGCACCAAGACCCTTGCTTGTCGAGGGTCAGGGGGATTTAAGCCTGCGCTGGCCTGGTTCTGAGCAAATGCCTGCTCAAAAATCATGATGCGGACGCACGACCCAAATCCAAAGGCCTTCTGCGACACTGACGGATACCCAGCCGGCGGCAGGCTTTCATCTTCAAGGACTGCCCCTGCGTCTACAAAGATATGAGGTGCCTGTTGCGCCAAGCTTTTAAGCTGAAGGCTCATGCCTGTAGGCGTCTCATCCTGCTCATCGCGCCCATCTTCGCGCAACGTCCAGTACCGTTGAGAGCCGAAAATGCCTTCAAGTACGAAGTTTTGACAGACCGTCTTAATGGTCTTTTCATCACGGAAAAAGGCTTGAGTACACAGTGGGTCAGCCTTTATTTCCATGTTGCCGTTGCGCCGAATCAGCATTTCGCCACCAGCCGGACCCATCATCCCCAATTCACCCGGCTGGAGAATCGGACGATCACCCCTGTAATCATTTCGCGGCGTCGTTTCTGTGCCGTCCTCAGTGCCGTCAGTTGCTTTACGGTTTGGATAGGGGACGTAGTTGATGAGGATGTAATCCTCACTCATCTCAGGCTTAGCAAGCAAAGCAAGGTCGCCGACTTCAGGCAGAGCCCCCATCCAGCCGGGGCCTCTCAGCGAGACGTAGGAACCTCCAAGGATGACCTCCTCGACAGGAATCTCACTGTTCACCAACTGGGCAGAAACCGTATAGGTGTCTGGATTGACTGCGACGACAATCGCCATCCGCAACAACACGCGAAAATCAGAGTCGATTGCGCCGCGACTGACCATGGCTAGTAGTCCCCTTGCTTGTTACGCGCCCCTCCTGCCTTTGATGCTCTGTTAAACTCAGCCGCATACGTCAACGCAGGGATTGGGTGCGTACTATGATAATTTGAAGTAGCGCCTGTTTGCGCTGCGTCTGTCAAGACTTGGCGGAGGTTGTTGTAGTTAAAGCGCGCTAAGAAGTCCTCCCGATACTCTCTCGGCGCGACGTCCACACCTCGCAGCAACGGCCGCACTGTCAGGTTTTTAAATGTCTTGTGAAGTTTCTTTGCTTGTGCTTCGGGAATCTTTTGACCGGGCAGCAGGTCTGCACCGCCAGGATCTGCAACCTCGACAGTGCCAGTCATGGCACGAACCACCCCTTCAACATTTCGCCGCAGCACGCCCTTTTCCGCAAACAAGTTGCCAAGACGATTTGTCAGGTAGCCGCGAACCTTCTCCATGTCACCCGTGGCGTCTAAGATTTCCTTTGGGTTTGCCAGGCCGTCAGTCAAAACGTCGCCCTTCCCTATGCGTCTCCCCTTTTTGTAAAACCTCGGCGCATCGTACCCATCAGGAGCGTTGCGATTGCCGGGTAAAAAGATGGTAGGGTTGGGGGCGTTGCCGGCTGTCTGTATCTTCAAATCCCAGCCGCCTTTTTCGCGATTTCTCTTTATGGTGTCGACCTTACCTGCGACTGGAGACACCACTGCTTTTTGACCGCCCATGGTTCCTGGCATACGAAGCAACGCGCTTGCTTCTTGGAACAGGTTTTTCGCAGTGCTCGTGTCCCCTGGCTCGTAAACGCCGCCAGCGTGGAAGGTAGACAGCGTAAGCTGAGTGGATCTTTCACCGATGGCCTGCGAAGCCAAGATGCCGAAGTTGTTGCCGATAGGCAGCGTCTTGCCGTTGGGTAATGCACCGACGCACTTCTGACACACACCTTCTTCAGCTTCACAGGTGGCAGGCGAGCGTACCTTAATCTTGCCTTGCCCCTTTTGGCGCATGAAAGACAGCACATTGCCGTCTACCAGTCTGTTGCGGTTCCAGCTTTTGTTGCCACTCTTCACGGAGGACGCCAAAAAACGTCCTTCTAAGTCGTCTTCCGGACGGTTGATGTCCACGTCAACGCCAGATTTGGTTCCACAATCTTCGACGGTGACTGTCATGTCCATCGCTGTGTTAATCAGCTGCTTTGTAAGATAGCCAGGATCTTGAACCTCAATAACTTTTGACACTGTACCCATTCGAGCGCCGTGCAAAGTACCCCAGTAGCCCGTAGCGTCCAGTCCCTCGGTGTAGCTCTTCATAATCGGAGTGCCGACAACATCTCCCCGGCCATCCAGCACAGCGCCGGCGCCCATCATGACCTGTTGAAGCTGGACGGGCTTGACGCGAGCACCTGAAAAGGTCAACTCCGCGTTGACGTTGCTTCGCTGAGTTGGCTGACTTGTGATTCGACCCTTGAGGACATTCATGCCTCGTTTGTTGAGCTTACCTAGGACGTCGTCAAAAATGCCGCGGATTGCACGCTGGTGCTCGTTCTGAGTGCGACTTGTTGCCTTTGCAATCTGCAACTTCTTCAGCAACGTCTTTTCAGCCGCCTCACGTTCTTTTTTTAGAACTGGCTTGAAGTCTTCCATTAAAAGAGTCGTGCCCGTCAACGTTGCTTGCTCAGCTCCAAGCGTACGAAGCCTGTTGGCGGCTCCACCGAAGGCCTCTGGCGTCTTTACCGCAATGTGAGTCGTCAGCTTTTTAATGTCCTTCTTTGACAGTCCGATGTCGCCATAATTCTGTGAAACGATGCCGGCTGATTGGAGAGAATCAAGCGTCATGCCCGCAGGCAGCGCCTGGTTTACGAGCGATCGTCCAAGAGTTGTTCTCTGGCCGCCTACAGTAATCAAGTCATTGACGTCGATCTTGTCTTCAATAAACGCTTTGCGAGCGTCACCAACCTTCGAAAAACTGCCGACAGGCTTCTTTTGCACGGGATTCCGAGTGATCCTGTTCAATCCAAGAATCGCCTCGTGACTCAACGTGTATGCCAGGTCTCCTGACGCTAGGCTAAAGAGGTTTGCTTGCGGTCTGAGCTTTTCCTTTAACTCTCTGTTAGCTGCTTTTGAGACTGGAGCGAACACCGCCATCGTGTCGCCGTCATTGTCAGCACCAAACCCTCCGTATACCAACGGGTTCAATTGTATGGTCTTCTCATCCGTCAGGCGAGTACGAAAGCCCTGGAAGCCGTACTTGTGCAACACGGGATCTCGCTTAAGAGCGACCCAATTAGTTTTGACAGTTCGTTCAAGAATGCGGTCAACTTCCTTGTCTTTCTTGCCGTCTGATGCGTATTCGCCAAGTGCTTTATTGAATCGTCTGAGCTTGTCCCTACCTACAGTTGTCTTCCATTGCGGGTGGCTTTTCTTGTATTCGGCTTCAAGCATTGGCCGATAGACTTTGACTGCCAGATTTCTCGGCAGTGCAATCTCGTCGATGTCCAAATCGCCATTTGGCCCAATGACAGTGCGGCCGCTGAGAACTTGACGTCGCTGCACCAGCGTCTTTTTCAACAGAGATTGCTTGAGATCTCCGACCTCCCTGCCGTTTGTGACGGGGCGACGCCCTGTGATTGTGCCGACGATGCCTTGATACTCAGCGCCGCTTAAAGGAGCACTACCTTCGGTCTGCATAAGCTGCAGCATGCCAGCGTACAAACCCGACTCAAGCTCTGAAATGACCTTCTGCGGCAGTTTGCGCTTCTTTGCGTCCTTTAACTGCTCATCAATCATGGCAAGGTCACGATACAGGTAGTTCACGTCCCCAACGACAAAATCTCCGGAGTCCTTGTCGATTTTGAAGTCACGCATATTGGCAGGCAGTACAAGCACCTGCTTACGCATAAATGCTTCAGCTGGAGACAGTTTGTTGCGCTCAAGCATGTCTATAGTTTTGATTGTCCGGTAAGCGCTCGAACGCTTTGAGGCCTTCTTGTCATTCTTGGCGACGTCGTAGGCTTGCTTACGCACGCTTTTGAGGTCGACATTTTTGAGCATGTACTCTACGGCAGCAGCACCATATATCTCCTTGTCGCCGTCTTTGACTCCCTCAATGCCGGCCATAATGTTTTCGAACTGCTTCTTTTTCAGACCAAGTACGTCCCGGATTCCATTCTCGTACACTGGATTTGGGATGTTTTGTGAGAGCTCAAATCGAGACCAACGCTGACCTCCGCGACCTCCTGTCGCTTTGGGATCAAACAATCCACCCTTGTCTGGAGACATCGTACGTGCCGAAACAGTCCGAGTAGGACGCGCGATGACATTGTCCTGACCGTTGGTCTTGGACATAATCAGGACGTCACGGTCTGTTAAGGGCTTCATTCGAAGCTCGCTATGTTTAGCACTTCGCTCTACATCAATGCCCGCAGCTTTAAGGTAATTTTGGAACCGCACAAAAGCTCCGGGTACTCTACCTGGAGGCAAAGGCCGGCCGGCTGCCAGCGCATCCCACACTTCCGGGCGGTCTTCAGAACTGTAGAGCTGGGCAGAACGTAAAAACTCGCGTGCGTCCTGGGCAAGAAGACCGTAGGTTCCCAACTCACCGAGGCTTTGTGCGCCGTCTTTACCCTTACTGGCCAGTCCGGACTCTTGGAATGTGCCAACTCCGCGACCTTTGCTTTTGTGGTCAACTTGATGCTTAGCCTTGAGTATGTACTGATTCCCGACCCCGATGCTTTTAAGAGTCTTGCCTGATCGAGGGTCATACAAGTCCTCCCCGTCAGCGACGCCGGCCTCTTTCAGCTTTTGAGCAACAAAGTCCCAGTTCGACTCGTATTTGTAGTTCTCAACAATTTCAGGTGCGCCTGCTTTCTTTGCGATCTTACCTAAAAACGTCTCAAAGTTCTGGCTGGGGTTGATGCGTCCAGTCACCGCCGCAGGGTTATACAGAATCTCCAGGTGCTCGCCTGCACTGTTACGCGGCATTTCATCGTCAGGGACAATCTCAGCGATGGTTGCTTTGTTGGCGTGTCGGCCATAAACCTTGTCGCCGACTTCCATAGGCTCGACAGTCTTTACGTAGACTTTAGCGCCGATGACGTTGCCATCGCGGTCACGTTCTTTTGCAACGTCTACAACCTCGCCTCCATGACTGTGATCCCATCGTTTTTCAAAAAAACGACGCGCCCTCTTTGCGCCTCTACGGTCTTGAGTCTTGTAAAGCCCAACCTGCTTAGTCCGCTCCAACATCTCTTTGCCAGCAAGAGCGTCTGACTGATGTCCTACGAGGTAAAGGTCTCCAGGCTCTATGATCGTACCGACTTTGATGACTCCGTCGTCATCCAGCTTCGTATCGATGTCCGTTGGAAGTGGCGTACTGACTGTCTTGCGCCAAAACTTCTTACCAAGACGCATCGTATCGCTGGCGGCGCCTTCCTCATACATATGAAGGCTTGCCATTTTGTCAGCGGCTGATTGGCTGACGGTGATTGAATCCTCAAAGGTGGATGTATGGTAAGGCAAATATGCCGTTTTCAGGTTCACGCCCATTGCCAGTACGCCGTCCTTTGTAAACGTACTGTCTGCCAACAGGTCACCCTTTTTGATTTCATCGCCGACCTTGACGGTCGGGGTAGAGTCGAGGGGGGCGCCACCGCCAAGCATCAGGTTTTTCGGCAGAGCAATTTGAACTGTCTTCCGCTTACCCTTTGGTAAAATCTCGATGTATCTCTCGCCCTTATCCTTATCCACAATGCGCTTGACGACACCGTCGTAAGCGGAGCGTACAGCGCCTGCCTCTTCAGCAAGTAACGTCTCTGTGGAGTGAGTGACGCCGTCAAATTTGGTTTGCACTAACGGGGCTTCGCGGCGCAGCAGAGGCACAGATTGAGTCGTTTGCTTGTCGCTGTAGCCGATACGGCCGCCCTGAATGCTGTTTACAAAGGGAATGAGCGCACTGTTGGTGTCGAAGAGGCTTGCACTGTCTTTGAGGTAGTATGCGACCTCTGACGGCTTTACACGAACAATCTCGCCATCTCTCCAACCCTTGACCATGCCTTGAGCATCGACTTTAGGCTTAAACTTGCCTCCGTCCTTGGTCCACTGATCAAATGCTCCAATGACTTTGCCGACCAGCTTATCTGGACTGACGTCAACGCTGCGCCCTGATGGTGACAACATGTCGGCCATCAGCTTGCTGTGGCCGATATTTCGATCCGTCACGGATGAAGTATCTTTTACGATCCTCGTGCGAATTGGCACATTTAGGATGACGCCGGCCCGACCCGACTCCGGCGTGTGGACAGGATCAAGAAATCCAACACTGCCAGGATTAAGTAACTTGGCGTCTTTTGGAATGGCCATCTCCGCGCCAATTGCGCCCTCGCCCATGATGGTCGTCGAGGTGGCTTGTCCAAACGCGTCTAAAGGCGTCGTACTTGTATCTGTACGTTGCACCATGGACGTTGACGCTCGTCCTTTGATGTTTTTCTCAAAAGGACTGCCAATCAACTGATCAACTTTGATGGGAGTTTTGTTGTCAGTATATCGACGCAGACGTGATTCGATGCCCCTGACATACTTTCTAACAGTGGACTCACGTCCCACTGACTCCGCGAGCAAGTCAGCCGGACTGTAAATTTTCTTCAGTGCAATCGACTCACGGTCATCCTCGGGTTCGCCGTTTGCGACTTGTTGAAGTCTGGAAAAACTGGCAAGCAACGTCTTTGCGCTTATGCGGTCTGACTTAGTGCCAAGTGTGACTGCCGTGATGGATGGGTCGACGCGGCTTGTGTTGAACTGATCTTTGAGTTGAGTAATGACTGCATCAAACTCGATGTCGTCTTTTTGCCTTTTGTACCGGGGGAAGACCTGACCGTACAGGTTTCGCATGGACTTCTCAAAACGCTCATCTGTACTCTGACTTATGATTGCCTTAGCGGTCTTTTTGCCTACGGCCTTTTCTAAGTCTTCGTTTTTAGCGCCGAGCAGCTTAGCGATGTCCCAGACCGGGATTGATTTGCTGCTCTTGTACAGCAGCTTAAAGTCAGGATCGTCACCCGTGCGGTCAAACAAGACTTTAAAGCTGCGCACGTTGCTTGATGTCGCCGGGTCAACGTTAAACTCAGTGACGATGTCGCCTGACTCGTTCGTGCGCGTAAATACACCAGGCTTACGACGCCACTGATGCATCATGAAGCGTTTTTTCCCGTCGACAATAAACGATCGGTCAAAGACCGGCGTCGGAATCTGACCAAGCTGCACTCTCTTGCTGCTGACCACCTTGCCTGTCTTGGTATCAACCACTTCAAAGTCACCAAAGGCGCGGACGCCATATGTCGACTTCACGCGGCCCTTTGGCTCTCGCAGCGTTTGATAGATTTTTTTGTAGTCTCTAGGGTCTGGGATGTCTGTGTGTTGGATGTCGCCCTTTAGTCTAAGACTGTACCTCCCGCCTTCAATCGGTTGATCGTAGGTCCGCTGCATCGCTTGCACGACCTCTTTCACCACAGTCTCTGCGGTCTCTGCGGGGTCAGGCAAGCTGCGAAAGGTTTCTAGAAATTCTTGACGCTGAGGGCTGACCGCTGTCGCTTCTGACAGCTTCTCTACAAATGACTGCTCTTCCGCATCCCACAATACTACGTCGCTCTCAGGCGTATCTGGAAAGTCAGTCATGTTGTCCTCTTTGTTAGAAATTTGAGCCGTAGTCTCGAGTCTCTGCTCGGTTATGGCCCTTAGCGTAAACAGACCTTTCGCCCATGTATGCCTGGCCCATGTAAAGCTGAGATTGGACAGCAGTGGCGATATCCATGCCCATGTCATCCTGAATCTGCTGAATCATACCAGGCCAGTGCATAGGGTCTACATTGCCAAACATTCTGACAAGCCGGGCAACATAATCACTGTCATCATCGTTAGAAGACGGTGAAGGCTCTGGAGTTGCGTTTGGGTCGTTTACAAAATCCCCCAGCAACATTTTCACAGCTTGTGGATCTACAGCATCCAGAGTCATCTGCGCACTTTGATCTGCTGCTGCTTGAGGAGCGACCATTTGAGGGATAGGCGTCTGCGGCGTCTCTGACTGTATTGCCCTGTTAGACAGTTGAGACACTTCCGCGCTGTTGGGTCCAAAGATAGACGCAGCGAGCTCAGGACTGGCCATGACATGCTGGTACATCTGCGGATCTGACCGAACGCGCTCAGCCAACTTCTTCGCCTCTTCCAGCATCGTCTCCTGGCCTTTAACTTGACCTTCGGCTTGCCCCATCGTCTGACGCAACATGATCTCCTGCTGCGTTCTGGCGTCAAGCTTCATGCGGTTGCGCTGCAACTCCATCTCAAACATGACATCTTCACGGATGTCTTGACGCTCAGATTCTGTGTCAATACGAAGCAAACGGTGAAGACGTCGTGTACCGACGGCATACTGGCCTTTGAGTGATGCGATCATCTGAATAAAGGGCAAGTCCTGACCGAGTCGGAATTCGTCAAATTCAACAATGACGTCTGGCCACCCCATCACTTCACAAATCCTACGCACGACCCACTTATTCATCGCCAATAGGTCTGCTCGATAGTCCTCCAGCTTTTTAATCATCTGCTGGATGCTGACGTCGCTTCCACTGTAAGACAAGCCGCCGAAGATAAACTCAATAGGACATTCAAGCGCTGCACACAGAATCTCCATGTACACTCTGATTTCAGACGACAACAGCAGCGCTTTACCATCCCCGCCTACCCTGGTCGAGGCTACAGGAAATGGCATGACGGGGCGGTAGTTTGGATCTTGCCTGTGCTGGGCCAACTCGCCTCGGATGACGTCCATGTAGTTTGCGACGTTGATCATCTCAAACAAGTTGCCACTTCGCGCCGAAGACTCTGGATAGACAATGTCTAGGGGGTAGATGTGCAGGTTACTGATCGATTCGCTGGCACGCTGAAGCTGCCGCATTTGCCAGTAGTCTTTGAGACTCGACAGGAATGCGGGCATGGGCAGGCCGTGCTTCGCAAACTCCAAGTGGACATTGCGCATCAGGTAAAACTGGTCATCGCGCAACTTGACAAAGGGCTTGTCAGACATCCACCCGCCATATCGACGCAATCCCAGTGCTGCTTCAATGTATGCCTGAGGCTGGCGCAAGATAAACGCCCGATCCCCGTACTCCTTCGAGCGCAGCCGCTCAATGGTATGCGAGTCGATCTTTAAGTAGACATCGACATCGTCGCCAGCACCACTTTTGAGCGTATGGACCATGCTCATGTCTGGGACGCTCAGCTTCACGTCGTGCGGGGAACGGATGTAGCGATCCGTCACCATTTTTGGGCCTTTGCTACTGCAATGTATGCAGCACGCCTCAAATCGTCCGTCTTCCTTCAATTCCCAGTCCGATTGATCAGCCCTAAAGGTCTTCGTGCAATCTGGACAGGTCAGCATCTTAATGAAGGGGAAATGTATTTGGACGACACTGCTGCTGTACGTCCAAAACTGAACCCCCACGCGCTGATTAAACTTCTTAAGGCGCAAGTGATCGTCTAAGAGGGCCCGCACTCGATCAGTCAACGCATCCTCTGGCATTGCAAAGGAGTCAGTGCGTTCCTCACGGACCTTTTGACCTCTACGGGGTGTGTGCCGCTTACTCTTTATGACTGGATCAGTGGCGGGCAGGCACGCCATGTTTCGCACAAACGCTTTGTGGACAGGTGACCATATTGCCAGAAATTTACACAGCTTAAACATCTCCTGAGGGTCTTCAGGGATGGATAAGTTAGACAGGTCTGTAAAGGGCGAACTGCTGGGCACAAACCCGCCAACGGAAGCGGCACCAGACCCTACTGTCGGCGAAGCGTTGTAGCCATTGCTTACATACTCAGAAAGGCTATCATTCATGCCTCGAGGAGACAGTCCAGTGCGAGGCAGCCTGGGCTTGTTTAATGCGGGCGGTCCTACGATGTTTGCCACAATATCACCTCATAGCCTCGGCAATCTGCTCTGATAGCTTTTCAAGCACCAACTCACGAGCAACTTCTCCTCGATGGTACAACTGATTAAAGCGCCCATGGAAGTCGAGTACTCGAATAACTTGTATTCTCGTAATCAGCTCTCGCTCTGAAATACCTTCTTCATCAGGGTCAGCTGCATCGTCACTGCCTTTTTGATCTATCAACAAGCCAATGACGCGCTTTTGGACGGCATCAACGTCTGCTCTACCGACTGGTATGCGCAAATACTGGAGGTTTTGATATACAGCGTCTTGCGCCATTGCCAAGATCTCTGGCAGGCACCACGTCCCGTGGTATAGACAACATGAAGCAATGGCGCCCATCACCTGATCGGAGAAGCCGTGCGGTCTAAACTCCAAGGCAATGTGGGCGGCAATAGCTATCTCAACGGGCGTCGGCACACACATCTCGCCCCACTTCACAGGGCGCCCCATAAGCGCACACGTCATGAACAAAAAGCTGTTCCAGTCGCGGTAAAAGGGGTTGTTGTGAAGAGGGGCGCGCAAGAGGCACCAGAGCGCCATCAACTTACTGTGTCCCGGTCCGTCGAAAAAGTAATTGTCTTTTGCAAGCTCTTCGACAAGGACTTCCCATTCGTGCATCCACCACTGTTTGCCCAGCTTCGCGACAAGCAAGTAATACAGAGCCTCGCATGGAATGCGACCGACCCTGCGCCGAGACTCGTCGTCAGTCAGCTGTTCTAGCGCAATCTCTTCTTCGGAGTCGTCACGAGACAGGTCTACTTCCCAATCAAAGTGCACTACTTCGACGGGCGCAACACCAGTAAAAGGGTCTTCACCGTGCTTCTGGCGCACGCGCTCCAAAGCATCCTGAGGAGTAATTTCAACCATGTTTTAGCGCTCCTTACGGACGCGCAGTGGGGCTTGGATACAAACGACCGCCACGGATACGTTCGTTCATAAAGTTTGCCATCCAACGCTTCCCAGCTGCCGACAATTTTTCAAATGTGGCGATAGGGTCGGTGCGCAAGCCTTGTACGACATCGCTGCTGAAGATTTCTTTGACGTGCCTCAGGGGCATCAGCTCCAGCTGGTCAAAATCGCATTCTCGGAGAATGATTGCGCCTTCAGAGTAAACAACTGGACTGGCAGGCTTAGCCGACTGTTTTTCCATTGCGGTTGGAAAAAACACACTGAACGCAGGAGTGACTTTATCCTGGATGCCTAATGCTTCGTCTAAGCCAGACATCTGCATCGCAACGGATATGCCCTCTTCAATCGTCCACGGCGCGCTTCGCTTTTCCACTGTTGAAAGCAATCCTTCATACGCCGCAATGAGCCTATCGCCATTAGTCACAGTGTCAGCTGACAATTTGACTTGATCCAGCGCCTCTCTTCGCTCATCAACCATGTACGCGGCGTCCTGCCTGACACTCGTCAGGTCATGGGCGTGCTTCATCAGGCTGCGATGATATGTTTTTCCCACGCGGCTACGAATAGGATCTATTCCAAAATGCAGGTACCCGTCTATGAGTCCTACAGCCATAGTGTGCCGGGCGTAAGACGACAATTTGTGGGCGTTGCGATCAAGCCATAGGTGCGCGTCCTTTAAGTCAGATACTTTACGCACGGGCACAGAAACGTCCTGGCTGTCACGCAGCAGAGGATTTGCCGAGACTTTAATGAAGAACTCGACAGGGCCCTTGCCCTTTGTGCTCTTTTTTTGAAGAGAACGTGCAATGTTGAAGTCAGCATCCCATTCACTGTTCCACGCCCAATAACGACGTGCAGTGCCAGAGCAAACCATTTTTAGTTCGCGGGGAGCTTCAACCTGCATTTCACTCAGCCTGTTTACAAGCAATTTTGCTGCAGCTCCTGCCATGTCTGATGGGATGGCATCGTGAAGTCCCACTACGACCCCTGCACTGTGCTTTGCTAACGCGGCGGTGGCCATAGGTAACAGCCTGTGGACAGTGCCAGTTGGGCCGTGGCAAATCAGCGCAAACTCAGAGTCTGGCAAAGTTTCAAGTAAATCCTGAACCTCAGCGCTGCTGATCTTCAACATCGCGCTGTCTACTTCCCAGGGTAAGTTACAGAAACCATCATATGAGACATTTGCCCGTGGTGCGTCTGGTTGCTTCATCGTTTTTTGGCTCCGAATTAGACGTCGTGCGGCAGCCCATCGCAGGCTTACAGATCAGTAGAGTACACGAAACTGTTTTTGGACATAAGACCATTGACCGCACACGCCGACCTGCGTGTGCACTTTGTAAACCACAGAGGAGAAGACAATGGCAAACATTACTAATCTCAGCAACCGAGGGCTGAGTGAGGGCACGGGAAGCCAAGTGGGTACGTTTATCCCAAAGGAAAAGTTGTTTAACCTTTACACACAGACGCTGGCCGAGGCTCACCAGATCCGAGACCAGATGAAGTCTGTACCGCCCTCAGAGCCTCAATTCAAGGCACTGAAGACGAGATACGACTCGGCGCAGCAACGCCTTGTCGGACTCCAAGTGCTCGTTGACAAGCACGGATGGGCCAACGACTTGAAGAAGTACGCGGGCATCCAGCTGGCGCACGTCTACAACGTCGGCAGCCGGCAGCCGACAAGCCTCACAAGGTCAACGTCGGCGACCATGGACAGCCTTCGCCAGAAGTATGTCAACGACCCCGTCCGATGGACGACTGCCTTGCAGGAGGGGGAGCAAGCGATAAGTGAGGGGACTCAGTCTAATCAGCAGACGCTGCCAACCATCAGCCCGCAACTCCAAGGCACGGTGCAACTGAACAACTCAGGCGCGCAGATGGTCAGCGGCATGAACGCCGACTTTGCGCGACTGGCAAACAGCCAGCCTGCGCGACTGAACCTGATGCCTCCTGGCGCGGGTCGCGACAGCGTTGACTTCCTGAACATCTTCGTCGTCAATGGTCTTGCAGCAGGCATGACGTGGGCGGTGAACAAGATGGCGCAGGGTCACAACTTCTTTGCACCGACCACGCCGGCCCACGAGATGCACTTCCAGCAGCACTACTTCAAAACCGTCACCGGCAACGAGTGACATTCCTGACATGCACCCCCCTTCGTCCTGTTGGGGCGAAGGGGGTGCACAAGCATCTCCATGAGGTTTTACATGTCAAACCCTTTCAGTCCCTTCTTTACGGATGCGACACGCCAGATTTCCCAGCAGCAGTTGATGGCAATGCTGATGCGCATTGAGCAGAGACTTGCTGCGATCGAAAAAAGACTGGAGCAAATCCAGGCACAGCAAAACTCAAAACCGCAGGAGACAAAATGACAACCGACGATGGCCGTGCTGATGCATGGAAAGGACATTACAAAGCCTGGCGCCACTGCCTCCGCTGTAAAAACGCTGATTGGCGCTGTCACCATGACCCCGACATCAACAAGCGCGCTACACCAACTCCAATGGCGGGATCACTGAAGACATATACGAACTGGCGCAAGCCAAAAATTGTCAATCAGTTTCCGATCGTCTTGCTTCTACCTTTCCCGGACAGCGTTCAATCTTACTACGCCAGTCCTGTCGGCAACGTCAAAGACAATAAGGAAGAGTGGTCTCCTCAACTCCACGCACTTGTCAGCGTATGGGGTGATTTGGAAGGCAAGCTGCCTTACGACCTCGCAGAAATCCCCATCGTCTTTGCGTTAGGGTGTCGTCCCGTCAATTGGCGCCGGACGCGCGACGTTGTAGGTCCAAGTCAAACCATCCTGTCGTCGTGTCGGCGCAGATGGCAGGAGCAACTGCTGATGATTGACCCTGCGCTCGTGATTTCGTTTGGCCACTGGGGGCACGCGACTCTCTTTCCAAACGAAATGAAGAAAGGCGACTACAGCGATTCTTTGGGCGAAGTCAAGACATTCTCAATTCCCTCTCCAAAGGGCAGTGTCAGTTACCCTGCCTATATTGCATATGATCCATATGTCGTTGCCGACAGAGCTCGAAATGACCAGTGGACGCGGCCCTTTAGTGCCCTCCCCACGTCATCGTCTGCCAAGCACCCCGTCGAGGCTTTACGCTGGGATATTTGGAGAGCCTGTTGGCTAGGCAAGGTTTTGGAGTTGTCTTCGCATGGGGAGTTTACCTTGCCGGGCGTTGATGAGGGACTGGATGAGTGGGTATCTATGGTCACTGCGCTAAACGACTTTTATGACGGACGAGACCATGTGACGGATGCAGTCAGTCAAGTTGAAGGGTATGTTGACTATCTGACAAAGGTTGAGACATCGCCCCAGAATGTGCGCCTAGCACAGTTGGGTGAGATACCTGCCGAACGGCCTAAGACACACATCTTTAACAAGATCGGCGCGCACCGTAAAAGAAGCATGAACGCAGATATGGAGGACTTCGACGATGGAGATTCCACAAGCCCTTCGACGCAAAGTTAAGCCTGCCCTTAAGCGCCTAGCCTTACTGGGCGTGATGGTGTGGAGACTTAAGAAAAGTCCACTGAGGCAAAAGCAACAACTTCGTAAGGATTTGCGTCAGGCTGGACACGACTTGCTCAACAACGTGCTCGCTGTTCTTGACCCATTCTTAGATACTGTCGCTTCCTTTGAGTTTGATGAGTTGCAGGTACATCTTAAGAAAGAAGATGGTGACTCAATCAAAGTGTACGTCGAGATTTGCGGTGAACACCGCATACTGACGACGACCTGGCAGTTTGATGCCCTCTAAATTTAGGAGTCCAAATGTTCGACCTACACCGCAACTTTAAGTCGTCCATCTCCATCAACGACTTGGTCTTGCTGGGCGTCAAAAAACAGGGCCTGACAATCAGTGTGCGAAAACTTGATGTCTCATTGTGCAATGAGATGGCCCCGTTTGAAATGGACGTCGAAGTAGACACGCTCTTGAAGCATATGCTGATGGACGCCGAGGCAGAGAAGAGCACACTTTTGCCTTGGCCTGATGAGAGGGCGTGGGTCAATCTCCAGCGGCAGAAACTGGGCATACATGAGCAGCAAGCTACCTTCGTCTCGATGCTTGACGGCCTCTGGGGCCTTATCACGAAGTGGCTCGGACATAAGACGCCTGAATTCCTGCTCCAGCTGAGTGAGAAGAGCAAGACGGCGGGCAAGACATTTGGATATACGCTGGAGCCAGCGATCGTCGTTGTGAAGAAGCTTGACGTTGAACATTTTAAAGACAACGTGTTCGTCTTCCCTCACGTACTCGCCAGCCTCGACCGTATGACGCACGCATCGTCCGCCATCATGCACTCGCGCTTTATTGCGTCTCCGACTGAGCAAGAGAAGGCGGGCTCATTGCACGCCAACTTAGAACACGCCATTACTCTAGAAGCGTTTGACAATCTTCCAGAAGATCTTCAACACGACTTGAGGCAGGCGGTAGAACAGATGCAGACAATCATCTGCATGTACACGTCCATAGCCACAATGGCTGTGACCATGCGGCGCATTGAGCGTCACTTTACAAATGAAGACACCACGGAAAAGGCCATAAATTGAGCTTACCAGGGAGGGTAAATGAACAGCCCGATACACGAGCTGTGCCGAAATAATGAGGACGCCGAAGTCCTGGCAGCGATGGCTGTCACGAAAGACTTCAAGGCTCTCTTAGATGGCACTGTCGATCCCAGATTTATGAGGGAGGAGCAAAGAAAGATCGCCCAAGTGATCATAGACAGGTACTCCACTGACGTTGACTGGCCACCGAGTTTTGATGCGCTCTTGGCTGAGTTTGGAGCCAGGGCGTGTTTTCCCGTTGGATGGACAAAGAAGGACATGCAGGGCTTAAACCTGAACCACTACATTACGCGGTTCAATGCTCAGGCACGCGCATGGGCCATGCAGGACGTTGCCATTAAGTTGTTTCGCAGCGTCCATACGCTTATCGGGGAGCACGACAGCGCGCAAGAAGAGGCTATAAGGGAGTTTGCACGCGAAGCGCGCAACATCAGCGACATCGGCAAGCCACGACAAGGCGCTTACGTCGTCGGTCAGAACCTTGAAGACATTCGGGCGGAAATTACAGGCAAGCGAACACGTACGAGCCTGTGTCGAACACACATCCCTATGCAAAATGCGCTGATTAGAGCGTATGAGCCTGGGGTGTATCTTTGGTTTTCAAGGATGAAGAACGGCAAGACTCACGAACTCAATCAGATTGTGATTGAGAACGCCGTTGAGGCCGGACTTCGTGGCGTGTACGTCGATAGAGAGAACAACCGCAAAGACATCTTGACCAGGATGGCGTGTGCCATTGTCGGTGCGCCGTACCACCACTTCAAGTCTCTGGCCCTTAAAGTGCACCACTATGACCGTACTCACCAACGAGGAAAGTATCCTCTTGCAGACTTTGATAAGCATCTCTTTGAGCTTGTCATGGACTCGTTTGAGGAGCTTGCCGCCACAGGTGCGCTGGCAATCATTGACAAGACTGCGAACCAACAAAACCTGCGTGACCCAAGCCGCACTTCGTCCTTTTTTACCATCAACGAGGTGTTGCGGGCCGCAGATAAACACGATGCGCAGTGGGTGGCATTTGACCAAATCCAACGCTACGAAATCGACAACCTGCGCAAAGGCGCTGCTGCAAATGAGCGAATGGAGAAGACGTTTGCGCTGCTCGACAGCTATGACGACCGCATCTTCTTTGGGACTTGTCAGGAAAACCGCGAAGGCGTGGATGAAGACACGCAAATGCACTTCCCAAAAACAGCACACATTTACGGAGGTGACACCGCCGCCCAGATGTGCAGCTACCTGTGTCACGTCAGGACGGTACGCATGATCCACCCCGTCCTTTACAAGGACATCTATGGCATCGAACGCCAAGCCAAGTTTATGCGCTGCTTCACACCACTGCTGAACAGGCCAGGTGAAGACGCAGGGACGCACGCTCGATGGTTCGGTCACTTGGACCACTACAGTTACAGTGAGTACCTGCCGGGGGACATCGGCTTTCCCATGTTCGAAGGGGTTATCGGAGATGCCCGAGAGGCTGCTGGGCTGCCTCGTGACTGGAAAGAAAAACCAGGAAAGAAATCCGCGAAAGCCGGCAAGTCCATGGGCAAGATGCCGTCATCGTTCACGTCGTTCTCATCCGACGACGACGAGTAGCTTTAGGGAGACAATGTGGTGGCCGAAAAGAACGTGCTTGAAGATATTCTGGCGCAAGCTCAGGCGTCGTATGAGATCTTTCTTGCAGACGGACTCGACCCTGTTGGTGAAGCACGCCGACAGGTGGAGGTCGCAATTAAGGAGGTGTCTGGACAACTGAAAAAAGTTCGTCCTGTGGAGTACCGAGGAAAGACAGAGCTGTGGTCTTTGTGCCCCTTCCACGACGATCGCAATGTCGGCAGCTTTTCAGTCGACAGCAGTACCGGCAATCACTTTTGCTGGGTCTGCGGGGCACAAGGTGGACTTGTCTCACTGCTAAAGCACTTCGGGCTGTGGACTCAGAAGATGCGCAGCGCTTTTAAGGATATAGATCTCACTGCCCTGCTTAAAGGCACGTCAGACCGCGGCAAAGTACAAAGCCTTACGCCTCTTCCAGAGGCGCTGTTGGCCCATATCAAGCAATACAGGCCTCGGCGCTATGTCTCAAAAGGGCACATGCGTCACATCCTCGACAACATGGAGGTCTGCTACGATGATCAGCATCAGAGAATCTGCTTCCCAGTACGAAGCGCAACTCAGGACTTGGTGGGGATACAATCAAGGGTTGCGTTTGATACGTCTCAGCATCTGCGCTGGAAATGGTACCGATTTGAGTTGGGTGACATGCAGAAGTATTTGCTGGAGCCTGAGTTCTTAGATGCCTACGAGCCGCCGCGCAGCACTGTCTTCTACAACGAGCATCAAGTGCTGATTCCGCTGGCTCAGGGCGCAATCGACTGCGTCGTAATCGTTGAGGGCATGGGAGGTGCGCTGCGCGTCATGGCTGCGGGGTATCCTGTACTTGCCACATTTGGCACTCGTATGGGTGCAGGTCAGAAACAGCGCATGCTTAACGCACTGCGTCAAAGCGTCATTTCACGGCACGGACATAAGGTCCGTGTCGTACTGGCTCACGATGGTGACGCGCCTGGTCGTCAGGCAGCGCTTGAAGTGCTGTTCTACCTGGGCATGGAGGCTGACTGCGTTCTTGCTGAACTGCCGCAGGGGAAAGACCCTGAAGACCTGACTCCTGCCGCACTGCGTCATACCCTGAGCTCCGCTCAGAGCCTGGATAAAGTCACATCGGACGTTTGGAATGACGCACTGTGTCAGTACTTGGCAACAACTACAAAGCACAAAAAAAGGGAGGCGCCCTAAATATTAAGACGCCTCCCAACGGAGCTTCTATAGCATGACCGAAACACAACCCAACCCAACTGCGCAACCATTGCCATCGAACTTGCCGATGTTCCCCGCAATGGTGTCAGCCCCCAGGAGGATCACTCGCAGTATGAGAACCAATAAGCAGACTGTCAATGGTCAAAAGTCGATGCGGTGTCGCATCGGAGACTATGCGTTCTGGTCTCCTCGATTGTCCCCCATGTATTGGGTGGAACGACAGAAGACCGTGTTGATGCGCTTGATGCCCGTCCATCACTGTAAGCGACAAACACTCTACCAAGTCAGAACCCCTGCCGACGTCAGCGTGCTTCCAAAGTGGATGCGGCCCTACGCACACAACAAGTACTACCTCGGCCCACTTTCCAGCCCTTCGTTTCCGGTATTTGATGACAATTGGACTGCCGACAGGCGATGGGAGTCCATGATGATCGATGACGCTTACAAAGGGATGCGACTTGAACGAGGGGCAATCACTGTCGAGATTCAGGAAAAAGCTGAAAATGTGTGGAGACTTTTGAGCGCCCCGGAGCACATCCCTCAATTTTCCGCAGTTAGCAGTGATTTGAGACTGCGTGAGCTGCAATTCAGGTGCGAGTGCATCATTCAAGAGTGTTTTCACAACCCGCTGGGCATGCAGGCGACGACGGACGCACTGACTAAAGACTACAAGCAGAGACAGGTCGTAGAACGCGATGTTTACCTTGCGCCGGGGTATTGTATGGCTTGGTGTAAATACGTCGATGCCGGCTCAGACAAGCTTGGCAAGATGCAGCCGGATGGCGATTATCCGATGCGCAAACCGTTAGGGAATGGCATGCCATACGCTCGGCTGGGTATGACTTGGCTGGAACTGTCCAATGACGCCTTGAGCCCTAAATACGCCAGCACGGTAAACTACCACAAACACGCACTTTCGGTTTTTCACATCTGCAAAACGTGCTCCGCCGACCAACGCTATCCGTCACTTGAGAAGTATCCCCGCATCCACTTCTCTGACCCCTTCGAATGTAAGCACTGCATTCGTGTGCTGAGCAAGGATGACATAGCTTACGACCGACGATTCTTTGCCGGTGCGACAACCGAAGAGTTGGCTATGCACGCACTCTCCCCATGTGAGTGTCCGTCGTGCGGTGCAGTGGATACGCCCAAGGTGAAGTTGACGTGCAGCAATCCTGACTGCAAGAACCCCCAACCGACTGCACTTGATGACGTCATCACTTACGCAAAGAAAGACTCTGCGGGCGTCTGGCAGTTTGGCGTCTTTTACATTGACGCAATGCCGTCATTACTGCCACGATGGGAAGATGTCATTGCATCTTACCCTCAAAATATCGGCAGCCTGAACGTCCCTGCAAACGTCAAAGATGGGTACTACGATCAGTTCGATCCATGTAAAGCCGGGTACTACGTTTATCTCTCGGCACCAGATCAAGTCCGCTTCTTGGGAAGTGACTTGTTTAATCCCAGCAGCGAGGCTGCTGAACAACGGAGGTTTGAAGAATGAAGCCACAACTTGCGATGCCTAACGTCATGGGCAAAGAGATGAAAGAGCGCGTCCGTCTGGCGCAGTTTACCGCCGCGCTGTCCTTACCAGAAACGGCTGAAGACATGGGGTTAGAGTTTGAACGAGGTGCGGACGGAGCCCCATTGCCAGCAGACGTCAGTTCGGCAAACGCTGACGCCTCGTACTTTGCCACCGTGACGAGCGCCATGCTCACGATGGCGGCGTACAACATCTTCTTTGCGTCTCAGGACAAGCTTAGAAGAACCAACATTTTGCAGGTCGCAAAGGAAATCGAGCGTACATTCGAAGTCGCGTGGGTTCGACTTGACGCATTTAAGCTGCGTCCTGAAGGACAAGACCTCCCCCTGATTATTCGCAGGCACATCGCATCATACTTCGTCGCGGTCGGAACTGCCGTCGATCCTGATTTTCTAGAGGTTCTGCGAAAGGCGACAATCAACTGTCCAACCACACTGCCGCCTACAGACGAGAATTATCTCATCAGTAAGGTGTTCGCATTGCTGATGGCAGACAGCGAAACACAGGCTCAGTGGCATCAAGCTCGACTCGCAGTTGAACGAGACGCAAAGAAAGCGAAGCAGGCGCTGATGCGCAAGCGCCTTAAGAACAAACGCAAGAGTAAAGAGGACAAAGCATGAGATTTTCATCGAGGGGTCAGCTGCCAGACTCCCAGTGGATCTGCCACCCAAAAGACGTGGAGCGTGTCGCGCAAGCTCTTGTCGATTATCAAGGCATGTATGGCTTTGACACTGAGACAGATGGCCTTGGCTACACGATAGAAAAGGTCAAACGCAAAAGCACGGGGCAAAAGAGTGTTAGTGAAGACCATGCCGGAGATGGCCTCGGCGCTTATCTGGAGGTCGTTTGTCTCGCATTTGACAACCAGCGCTACGGCATCGACGTTGGCCATGAGTTTAGAGACAACTTGAACATCTTGGCTCCCGCGATATGGGAGACGCAAGAGTACTCTTGCTGCTTCAATGCAATCTTTGACTGGAACGTGTGGGAGTACAACCTTCAAGGCAAATACTCCCTGACCACCTGCTACGCCGATGGGCTGACCTTATGGCAGCTGTGGGATGAGGACGCGGAGGACACTCACGGCAAGCGCGGACTTAAAGCTCGCAGCAAGCACTATCTCGGCATCAACATGTCCAGCTTCGGCGATCTTATCTTGAAGCAAGGCGGAATCCGACAATGTCTGCGAGACAGAAAGCTCGCAAAGCGCACCCGTAACTATTGCTCTAGAGACGCATGGGCGCACCTAGGCATCTGCGCACTGGGAGAGCGCCTGGCTCGAAACCTGACGTGGTGCATGCTGTGCCCAAAGTGCGACAACCCTGCATACCAGCGCAACCACATCACAAAACAGTGGGTTTGTGCGGACTGTGGCGATGTCAATGGCGGCAAGATGCTGTCTATGTGGGACTGGCACAAACAAAAAGACATTCCGTTTTTGCAGATTCTCAAGGAGATGGAGCAGGATGGCGTACCAGTCAGTGAACAGTACATGCGACAGTTCATTGAGCCGCTTGAACAGTCACTTCAAACATCGCTTAAGCAGTTCCAACGCGAAGCCAGCGATGCGCTGGTTAAACTTGGTGGAGACCCTGTAGAAATCACGCCAAGCTCTCAACAGCTTTCAAAGTTCTACTTTCAAGACTTTGATGTGACAGGCAAGCGCGTGGGTCTTGGACTGCCAGTCATTGAGCGTACAGATGCAGGAGGAGCGTCCACGACAGAAAAAGTGATGGACGAGCTGACGGTGCGATTCCAAGCGCCAGGCACGACCTCGTTGATGCGCTACAGAAAGATCGAAAAGATTCTGTCTACATACGCGGAAGGAGCGACGGCGTGCATCTGGGATGACACAAACAGGGTTCACCCAAAGATTCGACCAGACACGGCCACAGGTCGGTGCAGTTGTCGCCGGCCAAACATGATGAACCTACCGCGAGACCCACTGCAATTCGAGGTCAGTGCAGTTCAGCCTCTGCCAGCAGAGACGGTCGAACAACTCGCGACTCTGTGGGGCATCGCTGAGTCTGAAGCTCAAGCAGAATTTGACAAGCCATGTTACCACCCATCGAAGTACGCCATTGAGGTGCGGCGCGCCGTGGTAGCACCGCCTGGCTACAGTCTTGTCGGGGCTGACTACGCTCAGCTTGAAGTCAGACTGACTGCTGCAGAGAGTCAGGACAGTAAGCTGATTGACATCATCAACACAGGCAAAGACATGCACAGCTACACGGCATCAATCGTGTACGCGGCGCAAGTCCCTGGCCTTTCCTACAACGACATTGTGGAGGCAAAGAAATGGAAGGACGTTGAGGGTCCAGAAACCTACGCATCAAAGCCTGCGTTGTATCGATTCGCGACGCTGGGGAAGATGCTGCGCAGTAAGCGTGACTTCGATGAGGTATTGACCATGCGTTGCCAGCACATGTCTGGAGGCGAAAGGTCGCAGGTGAGGTCGAGTGTTGAAACCGCGGTGTCCAATATAACCAGCGCCCTGAGTGCGCGCGACATGCTTGGGGCAGCACAACACAAGATGATTGATGCGGTTGCGCTGGGAGCGTCTGATTCGTGCGTTGCTGAAGGCATCTCGACGATCGAAGCCTTAATGTCTGTGTGTACTGCTGAAGACATAGACGCTTGCTTCTCAGTGCTCGGCGCTAAAGACAAGGAGCTGCGCGATTTCAGGCAGGCGGCCAAGAACGCCATCTTTGGCATCATCTACGGCATCGCAGGAGTCGGCTTAGCGGTGCAGATAACCAAGGCCACGGGCGTTGTTTGCGCCCCTGAAGACGCTCAGAAGATTATCGAGTCAATCAAGACCGAAGCCTACCCAGGCATAGGCATTATGATTGAGCGCCTGCATGAAACTGCAAAAAAATACGGATACGTCCGCACTCAGATGGGGAGATACCGGCACCCCGCAGGCGTCCACTCCGGTAACCATCGACATGTCGGGCGTGCGCTGAGGCAGGCAGGCAATGCCCCTATTCAAGGCCTTGCGGCCAACATCATGCAAACCATCATGATTGCGCTTCGGCGCGATCCGAAATGGAATGGCATGAAGGCGCGCATGATTATGCAGGTCCATGACGAACTCCTGTCGCTGGTTCCTGAAGAGCACGCCGATGATGCGCTAGCCCTACAAATTCATCACATGGAGACAAGTCATCGCCTCGTTACTCCATGCCATCTGGCGGCAGAGGGCGGAGTCGCTAAAGTCTGGTGTGATATTAAGTAGGCTTTCGACCTGCACAAAGGGCGTGATCACAAACACTGGCACCCTCTCTGAATGCTTAGCTTTAGAGTGTTGGAGGTACATCTAAAATAGTGGTGACCCGTGGCTGGTAAGCACAGATGTCTCTATCATGGTGGGGAGCAGAAGTGTGCGGCCTCGTGCCTGATAATACCGGGTACGAGGCCTTACATTTCGCAACCAAGATATCTGCTTGTCAGGTGTCTAAAAACTTGCCAGGGATCTCGGTCAGTCGGTACATTGACATGCTGAGACCTGTCAGCAACGGCAGCATGTGGGCTGCAGGAGGAACATCGTGGAAAAGAACAGCGTCGTGCAGAAGAACAAGCCGCAAGTATTGCGGCTTGGACATAAGACCAGCGCCAGACGCCCTGAGCCTCGCTGCCCTGTATGCGGTAAAGACGCAATGCAAGTAGGTCAGACTTTGAAATGTCCAGACCACGGCTCTAGGCCCTGGGAGTGAATTCCCCTCACTCCCACTGCTTAGTGTGACCCCGTAAGTCAGTATCTGCTGACACAACATGAGGAGATTTAGCATGACCGACACCTCCGCCGAGGGGGGTGCGAACCTGTATGGTGCGCTCAGGTTTAAACCGCCCCCTAATGTCGCACGATCGTTCATGGATTTTTGTGAATGGTCTGCGCAGCAGCCCCCAGCCTTACGGGGTGAGGTTCACGTCTCTGACGTGGTCAGTCCTCGCGGCTGGGATTGCGATCGTTACGTCCAGTTCATCCTTCAACAATCCATCACCAACCAGGTAGACAGTCTGAAGTTTATCTACAAGTCGTTGACCTACGGGACGGCGTTTCATCAGTGGATTTACAACGACTTGGAAAACTCATTGACGTGGGCATACAAAGACCGGGACTACGTCATTCAAGACATCATCGTCGAGCAGTCAGGACGGGACGAGACCACTGACATCGTCATGACTCCAGACATTGTCGTTCGCTACTCCCATACTGACAATCCTGATGAGACTGCCCTGGCGGTCTATGACGTAAAAACTGTCACGGTGTCGAAGTGGAAGAGGCGTCAGAGTCGTTTGGGCTACAGCATTGAGCCCGAATATAAAAGGCAGCTTTCATTTTACGCCCAGTCACTCGATGCGACGCACGCCGCGTTTATTATCGGCGTCATAGACGATCGTCCGGGCAAAAATCGGGCAGACAACCATCGGCTGTTTCAGCTGGAGCACGATTTTTCAGGACGGCGTCTTTTGCCTTGGATTCGAGATCGACTTGATGGCCTCGAGCAGATGACTGCGCAAGGTGCCATCGCTGAAAAGACGACAAAGAAATCACGGTGCACAGCGTGCCACTTCAGCGCCATCTGTCAGAAGGCAGATGCTATGCAGAGGAAATAAGCATGACAGAACGCGACCAAACTCAGAATCCCCCTGAGACGGACGAAGAAGAAGGAGACCAGCACGGAGGTTACTTCACGCAAGACCTGCTGGAACAAAGGCGGATGATCATCAAAGCTGCGAAGGCGACGGACTACGCAGCAGATTTGCAGCGCCGTGCCGCTCAGCAAAAGATTGTGATTCACCCGTTTCCACCAATCCCTCGATCTCTTGTGGGACTCATCAGAGTTTCAATCCCAGGGGTGCCTGACCATGAAGCGCAGCAGGGCGAGATCGAAGTTGAACGTATTACTGTCCCGTTGACACAAGCGGTGTACCAAAGCCACAGCGACACTGCGGTGCCCATTCTGAGCGTCGGAGACACCCAGAAGATGATGGGTGACGCGATGTTTGAGTACTGGAGTTATGGTAGAGCATACCAAGCGTATCTGCGCACGCAGGAGAGCTTGTACCGGGCTAAGGAAAAAAGCTTTAAGGTGCGAGCTCGAACGCTGAAGCTTGAACTGGCGTCGATGTACGAGCAAGCACGAGACGCAAAAGGCAACAAGATCCCTCAAGCGACCCGTAAAGCCAACACTGAGAATGATCCTGTGTTGAAGAAGTGGGAACGTGAGGAGGCGATGGCCAAGTTGATTGCCGAGCACCTTTCTCTTCAAGTCAAGACCGTCAATGACGTTGTTGAGCTTTGCAGTCGCATGTTGACCAGCAATCTCAAAATGATGGACTTGTACAATCAAGGCCGACAGTCCAACTCCCGTCAGAGTAGGCAAGACCAAGCGTTTAACGCGTTGAGTCACTTAGCCAATGGAGGCGACTGATGTCAGACATCGTATGGACCCGGCAGCGTCTCGTAGAGTGTCCTGTTGATGAGCTTCCTCCTCGCTTTCACCCATACCGCAAGAAGAAAAAGCAGACATGGGAGTCATGGCGTCAAGAGATCATCATGCGGATAGACAACGGTACCATTGACCTGTCCCCGCGGCAGAAGAAAAGCACGAAAAAGACAGAGTACGACAAGCGCCAAAAGGAAACGCTTGAAGCGCTGTCGAGCTTTGGCATTAAAGACGAAGCAGCGCTTCGCTTTTGTGCTGACCCAAACTATGACGACGCATACATGCGCAATCTGAACGTCAAGTCCTGGCAACACCAAAATGACGTTGAGCCCTGCGGTCAAGGCGGCATGTGGCACCTCCGTATGGGCATGGAGCGCGCTGTGAGAGCTTCTATCGAGCTTAAGCTGGAAGAGGCAAACTGTGACTTGATGTGTGTCCACTGTCCGGCTGGGACAGTCCTAGGCTGCGTCACGCAGAACGTGACAAGCATTGAAACTGAAGGAATCAACCTGAAGCCAATACTTGGCCTTACACAGGAGAACTGATGACGATCTACCCAATTGACAAGCTAGAGCCTACCACGGCTTACGACAGGGCAACGTTGAAGCGCTTCCTTGAAGAGAATCCGCTGCAAAAGGTGCAAGAGTGGCTTCTTAACGCATATGGAGAAGACCACTTCGGCAAGCCTGTTGAGAGCGAGCATACGCCCATCTTGAAGACGGGACATGAAGGCTGGCTGCCTCATCAAATCAAAGCCTTCGGACAGGGTCAGAAGTTTCGTGCGAAGCTGATGGACTCTGAGTTATTGGACTACATCGACCATGCTTACGCGGTCGCGCTTCAGGGGGGTACCAATGTCCGGTCTTACGATGAGATCTTTGGTGAAACGGCTGAACAAACCAAAGCTGCCGAAGCACCTAAGAAAAAGCCCGCAAAGAAGAGAAAGACAAAGAGCGCTGCCAAAGAGCAAACTTCGCTCATCGCTACGGACCACACTGCGAGTCCTCCAGATGCGACCATCGAAGTAAGTCAGCCTACGGCCCAGACTGACTTGATGAAAATGCTGGCGCAGCTTGGTCAGGAGGTCCAGACGGGTTTTAAGCGAATGGACTCTCGCTGTGACGTACTGGAGTCGTCCATTGCTGAAAACAGGCAGGCCATCGAGCAGTGTGGGTCTGAGGTCAAGGCAGCACTGACATACCTAAGTGATCCTTTCAACATTCCAGGCATGTCCGCCTACAAAACACAGCTGACCAACTCGCTCGCATACTTGGGTGGCATTACGGGAGGTCAGTCTGCCGAAGACGTCGTGTTTGGCATTTGGGCAACCGAGCCTGCCACTCAAGACGTTGTTTCTGTTGAGCCTGCGACCGAGCCTGCAAGCCCCGATGACAATCAAGAGCCAGACGAAGTCCCCTTGTTTACTGAGGGGGATGAAGTCAGCTTGCCAATTGATGAGTTGTTGCAGGGAGATCGGTTGATTTTGAGTCGTCTGCTCAAAGGCTGCCAAGTCTCAACGGTCAAAGAGCTCTCGGAGCGATGTACTCAGCAACGAGCTTTTCGCAATCGGGCTTTGAAGATGCTGGCTGACAATGGCGTGGAAATCAAAAGCGCTGACAAAATTGGGGAGCTGCTTGCTTGGATCAGCGCCGCATCTGAGGGATGACTTGTTGGGGGCTAGGAGGGGAGGCGTTGGCATTGTAGAGCGCGCTGCCAGCCAGCAGTACGCCAGGCAGTACGGCCCAACGAGGCATGCCAGCTAATGCTGCGGCGCCAAGCCCCAATCCTGTCCCAACAGCAGCCCCTCGCATCGTCTCTGTCTTCGGGTCTCGCCGAGGGTCACCGCTTAAGGACGCCGCCCCTCTGGAGGCTGTGCCTCCTATGACAGCACCGCCCAGCGCCATTGGAACCATACTGCTCTGCTTAATTCCTAGGAGGCGCTGCCCCTTTGCATAAAGCCTTCTATTGAGCGAGTGCATAAATCAAGCCTCCAATGACGGCAACCAGGACTCCTTCAATTATAAGATGCGTCGGACTCCATAACGTCGTGTCAGGGCAAGCCGGCTCTAATACTACAGGGGTCCGACGCATCTCCAATTCATTCTCTAACAAAGCAACCGTTTCTGTCAGGGACTCAATCTGCTCGTCTTTTATTTTTAGCCTCTGGCCGAGCAATCCGTAGCGTCTTTTAAGGTCGCCGTGCTGTGCGTCAAATATCGCCAAGCGCTTGATCCCTTCAAGATCGTAAGCCATGTAAGACTTGCCATCGACTTCAATCAGAGTACCGCCGGGCACATGCTCAATGGCTATTTTTGCAGTATCTGCACATGCAGCTTGAGGACAGATCGTACTAACGAGCAAAACGGCGGCGAGCGTCAGTGCGCAAACCTTAAAAAGAAAAGCAATCAGGAAACTGAAGTGACTGGCTTTACGCATTTCTGGAAACCCCTGACGTTGCCCTTTTTCAGCATAAGGATGTCTTGATCCTGGTAAGATTACTTTCGGAAAATAAAATCTTCCAGATCGTTTGCAGTTTCTATGCTTCGGACCTTTTTTTCTAGCGCGGACTGATCAACTTCCTGGCTTTCAAGGTCGTTATCTTCGGCATCGAGAGACTTTTGCCGACTCTTACGAGTTTCCAGTTTATCTCGTAATTCTGCCAGTCGCTCTTTCAAGCGGATCTCGTCGTGTTTGAATTTATCGATGTGACGCAGCGCGTGTTGATACCTGCTGTAGGTCCATAGAAGCCCGACAGTTAAACAAAACCCCATGACAACCGTTAGAAAAAAGGTGTAGTCCATGTCAGTACCACGTCGGATCATACCCGAATACGACGATTCGAAAAGTTAGGTTAACGTCAGTGGTCAAATTCGTAACATTGTTTGACATGGTATGCCGTAACAAAAAATCCATGCGATATCGTGGGTCGACTATACCATTTACTCGTTGGTGATTGTAAATCTCAACACTGTACTCATCCGTATCAGTTTTAAAAATAATCCACGCTTGCGCGAACTGTCTTAACTGATTGCTAACGCCAGTCACACCCGAAGCATCAGCGTTGAAAGAAAATGTGACATTGATGTCTTGGCTACCAAGCTGATTGTATCCAACAGCATCCACGTTGTTCTCAAAATCACCAGAGCCGTCATTCCATATTGTAATTGTCGGTGCTACACCTCCTGCATTTGTAAAAATGTTGATGATCGCCATTGCGCGGGGTGTGTTGTAGGCATATACGTGCCCCGACACATCTACGGTGTTGGCTGTCAACGTATCGCCGGACAAATCAGACGACACAGTAATCGCGCCGCCTGTTGTCGACTCAAGAAAATCAGTTTTTAGGGTGACGGTAGATGGAACAATAATGTCGGATGCAGTGAGGATGACGATGTCTTTCAATACATCGTTAGGGTTGTCCCATACACTGACGACGCCAGCCGTATCTCTATCATTTGATGCATTGGCATTTTCTGCACGAATCAACAACTGCGTAAACATCTCAGTGCCGTGAAATGCACGCAGAGCTAAGCCAGTCTTGCGGTATCCTGTAAGATATGACGTCCCTGCATCGTCGTCGGTGTTATCGATGGTCAGGGCAACCATCTCAGAGTTGCTGTTGATGCTCTCGCGCAGCGTCGTTCTGGGTGAACCATAGTCAAGGTTCGGCCCAGACAGGTCGTAATAGACAGGATCTACGTCGTCGGTGGACAGGATGGAGTTTGTGTCAATCAACACCGGCCGTCCTGTCAGTATGCTGATCTCGTCGCTGCGAATAATGAATCCAGGATTAAGTTGTAATGGATCTGACCCGTCATTGACCTCAATTCGAAATTCACCGTCCGTAGTATCCGTCGCGTAGGGGTTCAGAAAGCTGATTTTGCCCACATCATGCAGCGTGCCGTCTTGCTTTTCGCCGCTCCCAATAAGGCAAGTCTCTCTGCCAAGGGTTAAGTCTGTTGCATGAACGTCATGCAGGCGGATGCCAACGTAATCAATGTTGGCATCGTTGCCGTCATCCATGACTGTCAGCGTAATGTCCGTAAAAGGCTTGTAGTCTACGCCATCCTTACGGTGGATCAATACGCCGTCTTCACTGCGAATTTGAATGGGAGAGCCAATATGTGACAGGTCGGTATTGTATGCCACAGTAGACTGAATTTTTACGGGGGCGTCTGTGACGTTCTGAGAAAAAGTCGCGTCGCCCCTGAACAAAAACGTCGATGTTCCGCTGTTTAGAATAAACGTTCCCGCCTGCGTCGTGCCTAACACCAAGTCGGCGTCATTGTTTGCCGTAATGCTGAGCGTGCCAGATGCGTCGTTCTCGTAGATAGTCAACCCAGCGACGCCAAACTCCAGACCGCGCTCGAACTGAAGCCCAGTAACCAAGCCAAAGTTCATCGTCGCGCCAAACTCAAATGACCCATTGTCACCGCACGTAAAGCGGAAGTCGTCGCCGGCATTGAAGTTTGAACTGTTGCCTAAGAATAATGAACTGTTATGTGAAAATAGAAGTTGACTGTTGTCTTGACCTTGCAGCTCCATGGCTCCAATCGTGGCAGTCACAGAGATTGTTGAATCGCTGACTTGCACATACTGCGTATCACGATCAAGCAGCTTCCAAGTCATTCCGTCTCGGATCGTCCAACGACCTCCCACGACCGACAATGACGTACCCGCTATTTTAAATAATGGGACGTACTGCGATGCCTGCTCCGCGCTAGTGTAGCTTGCTGGCTGATTCGGGTCGCCTGCGTTAAAAATCGCAGATTGAGACGCAGCGAGGCTGTTTGACAAGATAATGCGGCCGTCATTATTGGGACTGTCCGAGATGCTTGCTAAGTCAGCGGTCACTACGACGTCAGATCCAGGCGTCAAACGCACCCAGACGTTGTTGCCGCCTCCGCCAAGGACGTGCGCCCCTTCATTGATGACAATGCGCGTCGAGCCTGGTGATCCAGTAGATGGATCTACCCAGGCTGCTTCCAACGTAAAAGCACTGCCCGTAATCGTCAGTGTTTGAGTTGCGTAGTCCCATGCAAGAGACGGTTGATCTGCCGACACAGGCTCAAGGCTTTGCCACGCTCGTCCAGCAGCGGCCAGGAAGTCTGTGCTGGCAGCCATCAAACTGCTGCCCCTGTTGTCTGTCGCAGCAGCCACAGACTCAAAGGGATTGATCAACAACTTCTTACCCAGAGCATCCGGAAAGTTGAGCTCAGCGTCAGACTTGTAACCCATGGACTTGCGCTCCTTGCATGTCAAATTTTTTTTGGACAGTTCAGAGCCCAGAACCGTAATATTCTGGAGCGTCGTCAAACCGCCTGATTTTGTGCTTTGTGTTGATTAAAGCATCATATGCACTAGGCACACCGCCCACTAGTAAGCCTACACCTGCCATCGTCGCAATCCGATGTGGGGCGCGCCTCGCTACTTCCCCAATAAGAAGGCCTTTCAATGCTCCGTAACCTGCTGCCTTTGATGCATAGTCGTAATCGACAGGAAGGTATGCAGGCACGAGCCCTTTATCACGGTCACGGTGCTGTTGGTAAATATTCCGCAAACCTTCAGTCGTGCCAAATAACGCAGCGCCTCCAAGTGGATACGCAAAAGTCGCAGCGCCTCCAAGTGGAAACGCAAAATGTCTTGCTGAAATGCGCGCACTCATTTTATAGAAGGCATCATGTCGCTTGGCGCCAACTATCGACAAGCCTTTTTGGTAGAGCCCATGAGCCATGATATTGCCTACTTACCAGTTTAGAAGGGGCCGTACTTTAAATACTCGGAGAGAAAAGCCGTAGGCACAGCAGGCACTAACCCGGCAGCCATCCCTCCAAGCATGGCAGTGGACCCTACTGCATTAGGGACGATAAACGGGGCACCTGCACCGTATGCCCCTCCAAACGTCATGCCCATCGCAGCGCCTTCTAGCCCTTCTCCTGAAGGCGCTCCGATGCCCGCCCCAACAAGTCCGCCAGCGCCTATCCCCAGGGCCGTACGCTTTGCAAACCTGTTTAACATCCCTGGACTGTACAGCTTCTTTTGGTCGTAGCTATATCGATTCGTGAGGTCGCGCAACGATTGCCGAAATGTCGGATTTCTGCGTATGAACGATGTTTTGCCTTGACCGCCTGAGTTATTCAGGAGAGAAGCCGCGAGCAGTGGATCTTCCGCAACAGCTTCGTCTAAATCAACGCCATAAGCGATCTCGGGAGCCGTCTCAGGATCTTCGAAGTGTTCTCTGGTCGCAACCGCGAAGTTGCCAGGCTGTTGACCGGGCGACAGTTGAGCAAAAACGTTTTGAGGAGCGCGCCCTGCGAAATAACCCAAGGCTTCACCGGTGCCAGTGTCATAGATCGTGTTGACTGACCTGTTGGACATGCCTCCGAGCAAGCCGCCGCCGAGCAAACCTAGCCCTGCACCAAGCAGACCTGGCTTTCGGCCGGCACCCCGCATTTTTAGCGCAAAGTTTTGGAGTGCGGGGCTTGTCATGCGTGGAGCAAGAGCGGCAGCAGCGCGCTGAGCAGCCACTCCTGCACCGCCGCCTAACAAGCCGCCGACACCACCAAGGACCGCAGCACGTTGTAGCCGGTCTTTGACGCCGGGTGCAGTTTCCTCCATGTAGTATTCCAGAAACGGAGCGTCGGCATTCTGCTGATACCCAACAAGGCCGGCGTTGCGCAATTGAGGGACGTCTTGACTGATTTTTTGAAGCATGCGACGTCGCATGTGCAACTCACGCGCAGCGCTGGTCTTACCGCTTGTCATTGGAGTCTCCTCATTGTCGGGGTTGTCATATCCGCTGTCGTTTTGAGGGCTCCGTAAACCCATGGCACGACGCACGTCCTGTTCTACCGCTTTGCTCTTGCGAACTTCACGATCAAGCTCACGTCCAAGTTGTTCTCCCAGCGCATTCTGCTCCCAGAGCGTCATGGCTTGATCTAACGCGAGGGCCTGCATGCCCTGTTTGGCTTCGTGTATTGCGTTCAGCGTTCGCTCTTTCTCAATCTTAGCGTAAGCTTCGGCGTGCCGCTGTTCCATTGCCATCTCATTGAGCTCGGCGATGGTCTTGACCTTTTCGGCGCCAGCAGAATCGGCCATTAAGCTCTTGGCCAGTGCGAGCGTAGGGTTGCTCTCAGGCAGCGGACCAATAGAACCAACGTTGCTTTTCTTGTATGTCATCTTCTTCGTGGCCTCGTCCAATTCTGTCGTTATCCTAACAGCCAAGCGTGTCTACGTCCGAATCTCCCACCGTACCGTAAAGCTCATCTCGAAAAGCTTGACGACGTCGGCGACCTTGCGTGCTAAAAGCGTACTCGGGGACGCGGAAGGCACTTGAGGGTCACCTATGACCGCGGGGGCGCCTTCAATAGGATGATCGTCTCCGCCCGCGCTGTTAAACAACCCAAATTCGCGCAAGAGATAAGGTGTGGCCTCAGCATCGACCCCCTGACGCAAGGTTCCTGCGGGGATGTCAAACTCAAAGGCCACGTTAATAGATTCAAACAATGCGTCGTATTCCGACTTGGCGTCCTGGACAATCACCCTCGATAAGTCAAAGTAGACTGGCGCCGCATTCAATGTATCTGATTCTGTCAGGTAGTAATCCAACTGCGTGTCAGTTGGCGCAGAAGGTGTTGCGCCTGTGCCGACGTAAAGGCGCACTGGAAAAACGGGATCATTGTAGTCAAAGCCGTCTTTGCCATTGGGAAAAGACGATGTTCCTACGACCGCTTGGACTTGCGCCTCCTTGCGTGCAAGGATTTTGGCAACAATGACTCGGAATGGATATGTCAGCGTGTTGCGCCCCAAGTCCTGAGTTTTAACGACTTCATTCTTATGCTTGTGAAGCAAAAGTACGCGGCCCTCTCTCAAGATCTTGGAGCAATCGTTCAATTGCTTTTGCACGACCGCCTTGCGTACCAGACCCAAGGCATTGAGGTCATCGTCGCTCAGCAGCGCCAACTGTCGTTGAATGAATTGTTTTCGCACGACGAGTTTCCCCCTCAAGAGCCGATGTATGAGTACACGCCAGTGCCCGAGGTACTGACGACGTAAATGTTGGCGATGTCGTTGATTTCCAACTTAGGGCTGCTTTCGCCAGGTCGGACAGGGTAGCCTGTGGCATCTGTCACAGTTGCGTCGCCAACATACACCGTCTCGGGACTGGCAGAATCGCATGTTATTGTAATGCCGCTTAATACTGCCGTAGATGCACCCAAAGCAGCTGCAACAGCTCCAGCAGTGCCTTGACCAAACAGCAGCGCCGATCCCATTTCCTTAATATGGTGAGGAACGTGGTTGCCCGAGCCATTGACGGTACTTTCAACGGCGATTTTAATGTGGTTTGCGTCAAAAACGTCAAAGGCCATGTGCGTGTCCTCAGATTATAGGCACATAGGGAGAATTGATCGCCCTGGAAAAATCAAGATTGACTTCAGAGCCCTCACACTCGTCCCAATAGTCCGGTTCGTTGAATGTGTGACTCTCACCAGCGCTCAGTGTCTTGTCTTCTTTATACACCCGGAGCACCTGAGGGCCATTGTCTACGCCAGTGTAGCTCGCAGTCAACGTGACCCGCGAGTCCATGACCCAGATTTCAGCTTGGTCGTACAAGGGCAGCGGTTGAGGGCATGCGTCTGGATCGGGAGGGTCATCCCCATAGACGTCGCTCCCCACATTGTAGCGCGGGTCATTATAGCCTGTCAGGGCTTCCCTGGCGGTCAATTGTGTCCGATCTCGAGGATAGGTTGTGCGGTCAAATTCAAGAGTCGTAAACACGAAATCGGACCCGCTGGCACCATCGACGTCAATCCCATTGTAAATCAGCATGTCACTTGGATTGTTGAATGTGTATGGCGCGATCAGCGGCTCAGTGGCGTGCAGCACGACCCTTAAATTCTCTGGAGGAACGCCCCCGACGTTTTCGACCAGCAGTGACCATTGATAGCCGATCCAATTGACAATGTCTCCGTCTGCAACAGTCAAAGTCCCAGCCGTTAGTACGCCGCCACCCCCAGACACAATGTAGGCGTCTCCGAAACCAGGACTCAGTGCATTCAAGTTGGCGACTGTTTGTTGGCCGACCATGTATCGCGTTGCAGGCTTGTAGTCCTGGTACAACGACTCTACGACTCGAAGATTGACAAAGTCATCCGGCTGTTGATTATCCCAATCACTGGCAAGCTGAGGAGAGGGGGGCATGCTTACTATTCTAGCGACATAATGGTCCCTCCGGCCTGACAGTGACGCATAGTCGGTAAGCTCCAAGTCGTCGTGGATCTTCGACGTGATATTGATCAGGACGTCAGTCAAGCCGCACCACACTCCTATGGCGTTAAGAAGGTATCGCCTGATGCGTTCTGAAAATCTGCTGCTGAACAATCGAATGATGTTGCCTGTCAGTGGACGCGGCAGTGCACGAAACTCGGCCATCAGGTATTCGACTTGAACGTCTGTCAATACTCGGCTGTATTTCTGAACTTCGTGTGACACCGCTTCAGCCAGCCTCACAGGTGCGCTGACCCAATCGTGACACACGGGCATTTCAACCAGCGGGTCAAAACGTTCAACGAGGTCGCCGATTTCTACTGTCGTTTGTAGTCCTGGCGGGTAAGGGTAAATGCGCTCCCTGTCGACCTCCTCCATGACAATAGCAGGTTGACCTCCCAATGACGTAAAAGACTTAACAACGCCAGGCCGCACTGCGATGGGCGCCCCAAGAAGACCCCCGATGGCCGAAGACAACGGACCAAGGTGTGGACCGCTGATCAATCCGTACAGTGCGCCGATGATTTGCGTTTTTAGCTTCAACGTATCAGACGATTCCAAAAGGTCTGCTATGCCAGTAAGGGGCGCAAACATCTTCTGCATCAGCTTGCCATCTAAAGCGACGGCCTCAGCCCACAACCTCGACGCTGGCTGATCTTCAAATTTTATGTACGCCCACAGGCCCTGCGGATGGCGCAGTAAGTCGTAATCAATGCTGGCGCGCAGAAACCCTTCGTCGTTTGAGACGTTTGGCTGGAGGATGGGCAGGTGACGAACGTTCGCGTCTACGGATGGGTCGACAAAGTTCACAGTCTCAGGCTTGACCTTGACTATGGAGTCATTGGATGCGAACGCGGGGACAGCCTGAGCAACGGCAAGGCTTGGCGTCGTGATAACCCACGAATCCGCCCACCACGGATCAAGATACGTGTCATTTGTGCGTTCGGTGGTAAAGGACAGCCGGAGGGTTTTGCTTAAAGTAGCGCCGTTGTCCAGGTCATCAACTTGAACTGTGACTTCCGCTCCCTCCGTAGGGTTTAGGCCGTGGGTCGAGCCGTCATACCACAACTGGACTTGCAGTCTGTTGCCAGACGTCGTTCCGAGAACTCCCAAAGATGTATATTCGATAGAGTCGCTGGTCAGTGTCGCTGCAAATCCATCTTGTCCAGCTTTAATGACAAGCAGACTGACATCGCCTTTTGTGCTGATGCACACGTACAGTCCGCTATGCCTCGATGCGTGTGCCTGGTTACGATTCTTGTACCCCAGCATGACCCATGCCTTGTCCACCGTCGGCGACAGGACTGCTGTGAAGCTCAAGATCGTCGAAAATCTATACTCTGTGTCGTAGCTAGAAGCTGAGCGGAATGGCACACCGACAAAAACATCCGGGCCGGTCGTGTAAAGATCGTACTGCGTGCGAAAGTTGTCTTCGTCTACAGCGTACTGCGTGACTTTACTTTGCGTGTTCCCAGTGGTGCCGTCTACGATGGACGTGACGTCAGTTTCTAACTCGACTGTGCGCAGTATGTCGTAGTAGAGCCACTTGCGAGGCAGGTGCAGGGGAAAGTCAATGAGACTGGCTGTTTGGTCGAGGTGAGCCGTCCTGACCATGATGTCAGAGGCGTATTGAATTAGCCCGCGCCACACGCATTCTAAGATGCGCTGGTCGTTTGCTGGCAACTCTTGCAGGTCGTCAGGAACAATGCCCCATAGAGGAGAGACATTGATGCCCTCAATAGTACCAAGCAAGGGCTCGTATGATTCTTTGCCTTGCGCCGTCGTGACAACTTCAAGACCGTCAGTGAGCAGCGTAACGAAACTCATACAAAACCTCCAAGCACCTCGGTCCCGCTTGGACCTTCACCTGCCGGGGGTGCCAAAGTTTTGCCAAGGTGAACGACAACAGACTGTGGATACAGCGTCTGGTTAATGCTGAGTTTGACTGGGGGCTCGTCGTAAGTCCGCTGCCACAGCACTTGCCTAAACTCCATGTCAAAGACATAAAGCACGCCGCCATCTTCTAAATCAGTATCCGGGTTAAAACGAACCAGAACACCTGGATTTATGCCGTCAAACGCGACATCTAATATTTGACCGGGCGTCGGGATGCTGCTGCCCCGCACTTCCAGTCCAAGATCGTCACCATCAAAAGTCGCCCACAACTCATAGTTTTCCGGAGCACCTTTTGGGTCGCTGATTTTCAGGATTGCAGAGGCACAGAAGATGTAAGCGCTGCCGTCAGGATCAAATACGATGCGCGGGATTATTTGCGTGGTAGCGTCAGTTCCGATCTGACTCTCTGCGATAGAGTCAAAGACAAAGCTGGGCAACAATGTCGATGTCAGGGTCCATGAGGCAGTGCTCGCTCCGCCAGATGCAAAGGCAATGCTTGGTACTAAGGGGCCGTTGGATCTACCAAAAACAACTTCTCCTGCCTTGTAAGCTAAAAAGCACGCAAAGCCATCGGGACGTATTTTGAAGTCAAGAAATCGGTGCGCGAGATCTGTTGTAATCATCCCAGGCGCTAACTCCAAAGCTTGCCAGGGGCGCGTCCACGCTGTAGTGTCGGGGAGACGGTACAGCACTTCCACGGCCTCTTCTCCGCCCACGACGATGACTTCACCATCACCAAAGATGGCGTGCTCTAAAATTGTGAGCGACATGCCAGGATAATTTGCACACAGTTCGCCGCCCTCAATGACATTGGGAATAGCTGCGTCTGGTAACCCTGGCGCCCTGTAAATTGTATACGTGTCTTCACCGTAGTCTGCGTTCCACAATGTGTCGCCTTCGCGCAGCACAAAGTACCCGCCGCGGTATAGGCGACTCTTGTGTTTTCGGCGATCTGAGACGCCTACGGTGTAGTGGGAGATGAGCTCATCACGGGTGATGTACTCTATACCCTGTGTTTCAATTTCACTCCCATTGCACAAAAAGACATGATTTTCGCACAATATGACAAGAGGGGACGGCGGCCACTGCTTCCCAATGTCTGTAAACCATTGCGCTGCATTGCTGTCAGAGTCCAGGCCAGTGACGCTGTAGGTAGACGCATCGATGAAAGACTCCATACGTCCGGGCGCGTCATAATCTAAGATGGCCGACGATGGGTCCATAATTTCGTCACCGCTGTCATCACTTCGTGACACGGCATCTGTCGACCGGATGCGCATTGCTAGTCCTCTTGGTAGTCCCCAAAGCGGTAGACAAACTCGCCAATCCAATTGCTGGGATTTTCGTCAACGAAATCTTGATTGTTTGCTTTAGCCTGAGCGCGAAGCGTCGTGTCGATCTGACGACACAAGATGGCATCAGGGATTAAGTCACCGATGTCATCAAGCTGAGTGGTGCCACGGCTGGCGTTGCGCCTAAAGTCACGCAAGTGATCCTGCACCATGACAAAGGCTCGCCCCGTACTGACATAGGTCGCCCCAGCGTCACGCAAAGCATCAACCAAATCTGACAAGTCTAATGCCTTGCTGACTTGCGCTTCAGCGAATGCGGCTACAACCACGCTGGCTGCCTGCTCCGCCTCTAAGTCCTCAGCTTCGTAATGAAATGCAATGACAACGCGCGCGGGCGGCATCTGCCGTACAAGTCCTGTGTTTGTCATAGGACGTACAGATGGATCATCCAGCGTCTCCTGAATGTCTGTCAGACGACTGCCTGTTGGCCCGTAGAGCTGCAGGGTTCTGCCGTCTACTTCTTCCCCGTCATTGAGGTATCCAGTTGGCAGCAAAAGGCTGACGTCGTCGTCTGCCGACATAAACGTGCCCGGCCGCGACGAGTACAGGAAAAAACCATGCGCGTACAGTTCAAGGGGATCAAACTGAGCGGGCGTATTGAACGGCGGGTGTTCTACGTCTTGCGGATCGCTGCTTGTGTGGTCAAGACGTGCACAGAAGACATCAAAATTATATGTGCCTTCCGCTGTACGTCCTTGAGCAATCTGCGCAGCCCGGCTCGTACCCTGCACTATAAAAAGCCGCCCGGTCTCGTTAGAAGGTATGTCTGGCGCAGCGACAATAATCGCGTCACCGCCTGCTTCTATGCTTTGAATTGGAAAAGCTCGAGCAACCTTGAACCACTCCTGCTCTGATAAATCAGTGTAGTTTGGAGCGTAGGGGTAGGGGTCTGGCCAACCTGCTGTGTCGGAGATGACTGCGTCAACAAAGGTGTCGGGGATCAAAAACGCCCAATCGCCTGCCCTCGGTGTTCTTGGGCCATCCTCATCGTAGACAATTTGACCAATAAAATCCGTCAAATTGGATTCGGCGATGCCGGGCGTGCCCAGTACAAGACGGTCTGTCTCGGCCAGGGTTGCGTCAAGTGGAGTGGCCGCATACGTCGTGGAGCCCCAATAGAGGGGTCTGTATGGGCCATAGCGCTTCCACGAATCCTTTCCGACGACAGGATTTCCTGGCGACGCCGCCTCGTAACTGACGCCTGAACCTACAGGCGTGTATCCGCTGGGGACTGACGGATCGACGTCAAAGTCAATCCCGTCGATACCTATACTGCAAGCAGGGCTTGGAGCCATGGCCTGCGGGCCCGTTAGGTGAAATCGAACACGCACAGGCGTCGACCCTGCGGTGGCGTCTGCGCTGTGACGCGCCTCCAAAAATTCTACAAATAGTGGGTGTGCAGGATAGGCGTAAGCCCGTTGCCCATTGGACTTTGGTTGTCCGTTGATGGCATCCATCAACTCAATACGCGACAACCACGCCAAGGGCAGCGGAGTCTCTTGCTCAATCAAGTTGCGAGTTCTGGGCACGTAGGCAAAGTTTACAAGCTCGGGCGTCTCAACGCCTGGCTTTGTCAACGCTGGATAATTGCCAACAGTGATGACATCTCCATTTGCCCCAATTGCTCGTCGCCGTATTAAGGGCAACGCAAAACATGGAACGGATGTGTGTGGCAAGATGCTAGCAGCGTACTTTCCGCGGCTGGAATCCGTCCAGTCTGCGTTGCTGCGCACAGCTTGCCACCTGAAGCGATCGACATCAATGTTTATGGCAGTATCGGTTGTATCCCACTCAACAACCGTCTTTTGCCCGTTGGTCAAGATGCCGTTGCCGAGGGACCGCACAATGCCCCGTGACCGGATGCCCGTCAGAGTATCCACCCAAGACTCACGTTCGATAACGTCCCCTATTTCAATAGGGAAAGCAGACCAGGTGTGACGCACAAAAGGTTGACGATAGATGGAAGGATCGTTGACAACCAAGCCCAGGCTCAAAGCGCGTGTCACGAAGACATACTCATTAGACGCAAGGGGTGCACTTGATGTTGGGTCTACTTGAACCGGTGTCGCCGGGTTTCCGTCGTGCTCAATATACCCAATGTCTCCGCTGACAAGCAGCAGCCCTTCGTCTCGACAGTTGCTGACTCGTACCGTTGTCGTCTCTTGTTGTGTGCCTCCTTCAGACGTAATCCACAGATCGTAGGCCACGCCAAGCGACACAAACTCTCCTTGAGTCAAGCTGGTTGAGGAATTGCTGTAGTCCCGCTTGTAGCCTCCTAACACGCCGCTGATAAAGGACGGACCGTAAATGCGGTCGCGCAGCATAAGCTCATCGCCTGCTCGACTGAGGTAGTAGGCTGACAGTCCCAGCGTCCCAAGCAAATACTCCAGCCCGCCAAAGGAAGCGGCACTGCGATTGCGGTTGCTGTTTTGAATGCGCGCCAAATAACTTGTTGGATCGTCAGCGTCTGCCCCGCCTTCAATCCGAGTCAAGTTGGTGATGCTGCTTGCACCGACTACGCCTGTTGCGCCTCTCGCCTGACCAACCTCCAAATCATAGATTGTCCCTGGCTCTGTCGCGACTACGGGAATGTCTACATAGTAGCGAGTCCCGTCAATTTGATTGCGCATAGAGGCAGCGGTAATCGTGACAAAAGAGCTTGGCCTGTAGATACGCTCCGGCGCGTCGCCGCTGCTTGCAATCGTGATGCGCGTCACACCATCGACAGTCAAATTGCGAGGTGTTGGGAAATATGCCCGCATGGTACCTGACGCAAATCGACCGTTTTCGGGGTCGACAAAGAAAGAACTGCGATGGTCTTCTAGGTCGCTGCCTGACAGCAGCCGGCGATCATTCAAAGACCTACGGCTTTTGGCCGCCTCGTTCTCCAAGTCAAGCGTTTGAAAAATCAATGCCGCGATACGTCCGACGGCGTCACTCAGCGCGCTGTCTTCTATATCGGGAAACTCTTCAGACAGTCGCGCTCTGACAATCGCAAGGACGTCAGACTTTGGCTGCCCTATGCCAAAATAGGAAGACACCGGAGATGTAAACTCCGCTTGAAACGTGGTGCTGTTTTGATCTACTTCGGGAGCTACAGCGGCCAAGCGCTCAAGTAAAAACTCGAGTGTATTTTCAGAGGACATGATTGCTCCTAAATAGTCACTGCCGACGCTAACTCAACCACGTCATCGCCTTGCACGACTTGCATTTTTAGCGTCACGGCCAACACGCGCTCGTCAGACTGCGATGCAGTTAATGAGCGTCCCACAAGATCGGTGTCACCCAGAGGTACAAGCCCCCAGGCGTCCTCAACCTGAGACCACGTCAAGTAACGCACCCTAAAAGGCTTTGTATGTTGAACAGTCCATCGAGATACTGCACGCACTCTACGAGGGTACGTATTCCAGCTATGACATGCAGTCTCAACCATGCGATGCGCGACTGCTTCAGTCAACAGCCCTCTGCGACGCATTTGAAGCAACTGGCCGCCGCGGTCTGGCCGCAACGGATCTTTGCCCATAAGCAAAAACCGAATGCATCGCTGTACGGCCTCTTCTAACGACGACTCTAAGACTGGCGCTGCGCCCATCCCAACAGAGACAGAGACCGTTTGTGGAGTGTCGGGCGTTGTCCCCAGTTCTCTCAATCGGGCATCTGCAAAGATCCTGATTGTGCTGTTCTGTAAGAACCCTGTCAGCGACTCTCCGCTCCGTCGCAGCGTCTCAGGGATGATGAATGCGACGACGCGACCGCCATAAAACTCAACGTCTGAGGCAGCAGTATGGTCTATTTCGACTCGGTAGATGCTTGCCACGGCACGCGACAATTGGACGACGACCTTCCATACACCGTCAGTGTCAGTGTATTTGAGAAATTTACCGGGCACGGGCTCGATGCCGCGGTAGAGTATCAAGTCGCCTCGCGTAGTCATCAAGCATCCTCTTGCGTCAGAAGAAGCTGCTGCTCTTCAAGGCTGTCTAGGAGTATTACACCGAAGCTCTCAGGGTCATCGAGCATCATCTCCATCTGATCGATCAGCCCTTCACGCAACTCGATCATATCTCCGATGGAGACGACGGTGCGCCGATTGCCGTAATCATCCAACACGGTAGGCAAATCAGGCCTTTGATTGTTGGTCAGATCCGCAAGAACACGAACGCGAGCCGCTTCTAAGTCAAAGCGCTCCAAGTCACCCGCAGCCGCCCTTTGAGCCAGCCAGTTATTGGCGTCAGCAAGGCGATCAAAGATGTCAAAGCGCCTTTGAATATTTTGTTGTGTTTGGTTGCTCATTGGCCGCCTTCAATTGGAGACACCCTGCGACGGCTCAAAGATGACATGAGGTCGTCTACCCTGTCCATAAGGTCCGTCGCTCCTTGGGATAACCACCCAGGATCTATCCAGTCCTCAAACTCTGATTCTAACAGAGCGTCAGCTGCTTTATCATGTCCTTGTGATTTTAAACGCGACGCAGCATCCACGATCCTGTTCCTGGACGGGGCAACAGGGTATCCCAGGTATTGGTCAAGCGATTCTAGGTATCGGTATAAGCTGCGTACTTCTCGCCAGGCATTGCTAAGAACGCTCTCAAAAAGGGTAACAGTCCCACTTAGAGAAGTAGGGACTGGCCGGGAAAACGTGACTGTGACAACGGTTGGGGCCGCGTCATCATCAATCGTCGCAGTCTGTATGCGTATGGGTGGGTCTGGCTCATCGCCAACGCTGAAGACGACGTCACACCCCTCTAACCGACTGACGCCTGGCGTACCGACGACAGTCAGCGTCCCGCCGCGCCTATCGCTGTTGACTGTCAGCGTGAGTCCAGCCTGGGAAGCTAATGCCCTGCGCGGCCGACCGAGCGTCGCTCTTGCACGCCCGATTTCGTCAAAGAGCTCGTTTAGGTCAGGCGTAATTCGTCTTTCCAGCCGATACTCCATCAATGCGTAGGGCGGGTAAGACGGACTGCCGCCCGTCGTCAATGGACCTCGAACACTTCCACGCAGTTGAGTGCTTGTCCTAACTGACACTTCGCCGGTCGTAGCAGGCAGGAGAAGCGCAGGAATGCCGATACGCACTTTCTTTATGATGTCATAAACCAGCGATCCACCTGCGGGAAATTCTCCCAAAGGGTCACCGTCTAGGCCTACCCATAACTCTCGAAGATTTAACAAGCCATCATAGCCGTCGGACCTGATCCGAACGGCAAATTGCGCGTCGATAGGGCTCGATGGCAGTGGCCGATTCAAACTGGTCGTGATGATATTATAGAGGCCGACCATCGACGCGGAATGCACTCTACCTCCAGCACGCAGAAACCACCGTACAGGAATGACGCTGCCGGGGTCTTGCGTAATGCTTTTGGCAAGTTGGTAGCGGAACCGACGCTCGATAGCGTCAAGATCAACCAAATCTTCGCTGTCGCTCTCGACAACCTCAAAGCGCCGTGTCGTCGCCGAGTCAGAGCACAGAGCCACAGGGCCGCGGTAGTACACACCGTCCACTAAGTCTACGCCTATACCAGTCAGTGGCTTCACTTTGAGGTATGCGCTGCCGCCGATAAACTCTACAGACTCAAATTTCCATGTTCCAGTTTCAGCCTCAGTGTCGGACAACAATACGAATCGATCTCCGCGTCCGCTGTGACGTGTCCGGTGACCCTCCACTGTCTCGCCGTCAGCTAGTGTGATGGCTGGAACGATGTACGCGATGTGACCGTTTGTCGCCCATACAGTAATACGGCGCCCATCACTCAACGTAATTCGATCTCCAGGCGCTATGTCGAGGGCAAGATTCGTGAAGCCGCGCCAAGGGCTCAGTGCGCTGACCTCCAGCGTCGTGCAGGCATCTGGGTCTTGAATTGACCCTGCTTGCATTTGAAGAGTCCAGTCAACTGTAGAGTCTATATTCGTGTCCAAAATGACGTAGAAGTCCCCGTCAGATACAAAATCAGCACTGGCTGCTTCCAGCGTATGACCTGTCCGTATGCCGCTTTCCAAAGCACGTACAGAAATTGGCGGATTGACTCCACTTCGATCTACCAGCCGCAATGGGCGTTGCGCCAGTGCCGATGTCAAGCTGTTCGCATAGGATGCGCTTACAGGCATATCGAGAACGACGGTATCGGTCACTCCTGCCGCGACACGGTCTCGATACAAAACAGCTGATCCGCTCCACGCTCGCCCTCCATATGGGTCTGTAGATGGTATGGTACTCGACAAGGATGCAGACGTTACAACACCATCAGTGCCAAGTGCCGACACTTGACGATCATACGCACTGGAAAATAATGGACTGTAGTAACTATCATACGGAGCATTCAGACGCAGATTGACGCGGATGCCTGACGTCGCAGGGTTAACGTAATCAAAGCTAGTTAAAGGGAAGCCAAAATCTACAGCTTGCCAGACGTTGAGTTGGGGAGTTGCTACGGGAGGTGTGGCTGAATTTGCCAGTCCTTCCAGCCATCCGCCCATTGCGGTGCGATTCGGGTATAGGTCTGACTGTATTTCCAGTAGCCTGTAAACGCCCGGCACATTCGTAAATTCGATGGGAATGGGGGCTACATTGGCGATAAGAAGTCTGTCGGACCCATCAGCCCCCCATACAACATAATCGCCAATTGAAGGCGGCACTGAGGGTTCTTCAATCAAGACGTTGTATGTGCCCACGGTCTTGTACGCTGTTGCGTAATAAAGGCTGTGATTCGACGGTGTCAGTTGGTCGATGACGTTGTGATGCATGACGTAGACAGGCAAGTCAGTGCCATCTATTTGATGCAGCGGGGTCGCCGATGCGGTCTCTACGAGCACCTTATTGACTGGGTTGACTTGAACGACATCGACCCACCCAGCCTTAAACTGTGAGGGGGTGATGCTTACGCCCTGTTCAAACCAAGTAGGGTGATCCCAGCCGCCGTCACTGCGAATACATGTTTCTAGATATTGCTTGTCTCCATCGACAGACAAGCGTGCAGGAAAGGTGCGCCGTCCTTTAATCTTCTCGGGAATTGGACGTAACCGGACATCCAAAGTCTTTGCATCCGGCTTGCTCCTAATGCTGACGTCAGGACTTCTTAACTCTCCAAAAGGTGTGACGACAGACAACAAGCGGTCCATGATCTCAATTGCAAGAACTGTGTGGATCAGAGTCTCATCGACGGGCCCATCATTTGGTCCAAGTTTGCGTATGCCTTCAATGTCCAAGGACAGGTCTGCATCAAAGCTTTCAAGCATGCGCCGAAGGGCAAACTCCCGCCAGTCCACCGACTGATATCGTGAGGGTAAAGACAAAAGGTCGTCGATCTGGGTTTCTAATGCTCGGATGTCGTCTCGAAAGTTTGAAAGGGCTTGAGGTGACGGCAGGCTTGCCGCGAGGGTATCGGGCAGCGCCTTGAGCTCCGCCAAGTACTGGGCAGCGAGCCTTGCCTGATTTAGGATTCCAGTATGCACTTCCTCTGTGACAGACGAGCGTGCAAAACGGCCTTGCCTGACTAAATCTTGAAGCGCGGTCAGACGGGACAAGTCAATTTCTTCTCTGAGCGACAAGCTGCTGGGTGACCATCTGAGCAAGCCGTTTTTACCGTCAAACAGCGCGTCTGTCTTTTCTATCGCCTGTGCAACCGCTGAGCGCACCTTCTGAATACGAAGGCTCGCAGCTTCGTAGTATGCCTCTGGCTCTAATGCCATCAGTCCTGCGATAAAACCCATTTCGCGCGCGATGGTCGGGTTACCCACTGCCGCATCTGCCATTTGTGCGCCCAGTGCGATAAGCTCGTTGTGCTGCGCTCCGACATATACTTGTGCGCGGTCACGCAATATTTTACTGGCTAGAGTAAAAGCGTCTTGACGGTCGTCGCTCACGGCTCACCTGCTTGCTTCTTTGGGACGTGCTTGGCTCTACATGAACGACAATATGACTGCCTGCGGTAAACAGTATTTCCGCTGACCACCTTTGTTCGTCTGAAACCAAACAACTCGCTGACCTGCACGACTCCTTTGGCCTTTACGCCACACGTCGGGCAGTGTCCTGTTGTCACTCGAATTCCATTGATGCGGACATCGAGCAAATGGTCAACCGTCTCAGCGTCCAGCGGCTTAATTTCTTCAACATGCCGTTCATGTCTCGCTGTAGGAGTTTCATCAGGACGTACTAAGTGTAACCACATGCGTGCCGCGCGAGCGTCAACGCCACATATCTCACAACAACTCTCAAAGGTCATGTAGGATTGGTTGCCGATAACCTCGAAGGGTGCAGTGCCAGGGCCTTGCGGATAGTAAGGGACATCTGATGCAGTCGGCCTGATGAGACGTTCTGCACTTATATCGACCTCTTCATACAGACTTGAGGGCGTCGTTGACCACTTGCTGACTTCCCCGCATATGATGCCAGGGATTCCGTCGTCGGGATTGTCGAGAACCTTTTGTGTGAGTAGAAACGGGTGATTGTTGATCCACCAGTAAGCGTTGATGGCCTGACGCTGATCTCCGCTTAAAGGAGACACCACACCGCAGGCGTAGTCTAAGAACGCCCGCCGTATGACTCCGGCGTAAAGACCTCGTTCGCTGTACTCAGTTTCTACCGACGGCTCTGCCCAGGCTTGAAAGGGCCTTGGCTTGCTGAAGATGTACGCAATGCGTTCCTCGCGCTTGAGGGCCCGCACGTCTTTTACGCTTTGAGAACGAGACGGTAAGACAGGGGGAGGCTTGTACGATGGACGCCCAAGTAGTACAGACCAACGAGCCGTAATGTCGCCCAGAACTTGATTGATCTGAGATGCGTTCCAGTACCAAGTCGGATTTCTGCCTATCCATCGAGTCCTGTTCACCGCATCTTCTCTACAACTTGGCGCTGCCTACTGGCGGATAGGCTTTGTCTTTATCATGTCTTGCCGGAATCTTAATCTACGTCAAACAAACCTGACCGCCAAATCAACGGGCAGAGTAATATCGAAATCTGACTCAGGAATCAGGATGACAGGCAATGCGCTGTCATCAATCTCAAAGGGGTCGTCGACATTCTGAGTCACGACCGTCACATCGCCAGGGTTTGGCTGTGTGATGGCCAGAGCCTGCCCTTCGACCACGGTGTAGCCGGGGTTTGGAGTCGCTGAGAGTGCGTCGGAGGTGAAGGCCGTGACACGTCCATCGCTGTACTTTACGCGAAGGGCAATGTTAATCGTCTCACCTGCGTTGAGCTCGACGTGCAACATGCCGCCATCGTGGTGATATGACAAGTCAGGGTAGGTGACCGTCCCATCAACTCCGACAGACAATTCACTCCAGTCAATCTCTGAGGGTCGTGGGTAGAGATAGTCTGCCAGCCTCCCATGAGTTTCTGTCGGCACCAGCATGCGTACAGGGTCGTCCTCGCCGGGCAGGAAAACATCAAAGCAGACGCCCTGCATTAAGTTAATGACAAAGGTGCCGTCCTTAGCAGTGTAGGCTGAAATGGCATGAGGGCCTGGTGCCAGCTTATTCTGAAATAACACACCGCCAGAGCCGGGCACCCCAATGTATTCCGCGCGCAAGTGCGCAAAAGACAGTGCTGTGCCGTCCAGATTTATAAGTGTGCCGCTTAATGCGCAGGTCGTTCCCATCAGCTGCCTCCAATGAGGTCGTATGGTGCGCTGCTGCGGTTGGCGTCAATCAGCGTTGTGACCTCTGCGTCCAATCCAGCGGCAGGCGTTGTAAAGTAGGGCTGCCCAGCGATGTTAGGCATATCGACTCGGTACAATGACTCAGGAGTCAGCAATGCCTCCCACCTGCCATTGCGGTCGATGGCGTAATTCAATGCCTCGCGAGTGTGCAGCGTTGCAGCTTCACCTGGGATGTCGGCTGAGATGCGCCACACGCGTACAGTACGATCATACTCAGTGTTCGTCCCAAACTGCGTCTTCTCAACCACCCCAAAGCCCGCAGCCCTACGGTTGACAGTGCCTCCAGGGACATCTAGTCCAACCCAACCATAAACCCTGCAAAACCCTGCTGAACTTTGCTCTGTCGCAGTAGAGGCCCCGGTGGCAACCAAATCAATGACACGAGGTGTCAGCGCGGTCGGACCATCATCTGCGTTGACAGTGATTGTCGTCGGGAACGCAAAAACATGCCCATCTGCCCGTGCCCACAACGTGTATGTTCCGGGCTCTAAGCTAATCACAGTGATTTCAAGATGGTTGACCAGAGCGCCAAACGCCTCAGTCAGCAAAATCTGGTTTTGATCGTCGATGACCGTCACGACGACCTTGCCAATGTCACTGTTGGTTGCGGTCTTAGGTGCAAATGAGATGTATTCGGCCATCACAGCCCCCTGAGTAAATCCTGCGTCCGTCGAAATGCACCTGTCACGATACTTGGGTTTGCGCTCGGGCGGCTATGGCCAAAGAAAGTGTGCAGACTACCAAGCAGCCTCGCGTCCAACTCAAGGCGTTTTTGATACCGCTCAGACTCCTTCCTTAACTCGTCGAGCAGCTGCACGACCTCTTCGCGGCGCAACTCAATCTGCCGAACAGGGACTTTGGTCATGTCAAAAACCCAGGATGCGCAGCTCGTCTTGAATGTCTTGACGAAGCTGACGTTTGATCACGCTCATCTGAGATTCGGTCACGTTGAACTTCTTTGCGAGTTTTGCATTGGACGCAATGTGCTCCGCACCGTCTAGGCCGAAGATGTGGTTAATGACCTTGGTCTTCTTTGGGCCCTGGTAGTCACGCACTCTGCGGATTGCCATCATGGTGCTGCGTTCAATATCGACATCATGCTCAGCGTCAAGCTTCTTGCTACCAAGCAAGTCGCCCCGGCTTTCCTGAAGAATGAGCTTGATGTCTTTCACAGTCATCTCGCCAGGCATCATCTTTTTCTGGATGTCTTCCGCAGAGGGGACGTAGCCTTTCTCGTACTCGATTTGTTTTGCTACCTGAAGGGTTCGTTCAGTTTTCGCAGCACGAGTACGTTCTGGCCTGCCAAACTGCGCCATCTGTCGCATATCTCTGTTGATGTTCTGTTTGTAGTTGCTTTTGTAGAAAGTCCTGATGTTCGCTTTCTTCTCTGGATTCCAGTTGTCGATGGCCTTTTTGAAGTTGTTGTACACGACGCCCTCAATGGCAGGCTTAGGCAATCTGTACTGCACATTGAGGCCATAGACTTGCTGGCTCAGGAAGTTCTTGTTGCGAGCATACAGCGACTCCAGAGCGTCCATGTCGTTAGACTTCTGGTAGCGATTTAGCAGGTCTGTTTCAGTTTCGTTTTCACTGGCTGAATCATTCCATGTGACGGGCCGAGAGACGAATTGAAACGAACTGGGGTTGACCAGTGCGCTGTCTGCTGGCCTATCAAAGTCTCTGTCGCTGTCACCGAACTCTACAGCCGGCAGCTGGGGCGCGTCGATGATCGTAAATTCGTGGTCATCGTCTTCGTCATCTTCTGCGTCTTGCGCCGCCCGGCCAAAGAAGTTTAAGAACGTCTTGCGAGGCGCGGACACCTTTGCATGTCCAAAGGGCTGTATTGAACGCACTTCCCCCCGCATCTCGTCTTCAAGCTCTGACAGCTTTGCAAACGCATCTTGGAGGTTGAAGGTCACGCCGGGACTCCTTATGTCGTAGTGACAGTGATAGGCGCGCTATTGCCTCCGCCGCCGCCAAATATTTGACCGCCAAGGTAAGCAGCAGACGCCATGCCGGCTGCACCGAGCAGGGGGTTCTCTTTCATGTAATCCAGGACGCCTTGAGCAGTGAACTGTCCGTTGCCTGGACTTGTCTGCTGATTAGCCACTCGCGCCGCTTGCTGAGGGCTAACATGCTGTATGGGATTTGCAGCCGTCGGCGCCTGTAGGCGTTGGTTTACCCTTCTTCGAAGCGCATTTGTAGCACCACCTTCCCTTATGAACCTAAAAGGATTGACGAAATACTGTGACCCAAAGAGACCTCGAGCGCCACCGCCCAGAATTCCGAAAGTCGACGGGCCAGCAGCATATTGTCCGACTAATTCATCTCTAAACTGTCTCAGGGCATAGGCTATTTCGGGCTCACTTAAATTGCCCCGTGCAAGAAGGTTGCGCTCTGCATTCGCAATTTCAAGACGCAATAACTGATGGTGTTCCCGGGCTAGTGGAGTTTGAGCTGCGAAAGGAAGGTTGTAAGCGTCAGGCGCAACCGATTGTGCTGGCGCACCTGGCATAGTTTGCTGATTTGGCACTACACGCGTCGTGGTAGTCGTGTTGCCCTGTACGACCTGCTGCGTATTCGTGCCCGTCGTGTTGCCCTGTACGACCTGCTGCGTATTCGTGCCCGTCGTGTTGCCCTGTACGACCTGCTGCGTATTCGTGCCCGTTGCCCTTGACTGCGCACCTGTTGGCGTCGCCTGCAGCTGCTGACCCGTTGCCCTTGGCTGCGCACCTGTTGGCGTCGCCTGCAGCTGCTGACCCGTTGCCCTTGGCTGCGCACCTGT